ATATTCATTCAAAAAATCACATAATAATAATAGGGAATATTTTAGCAATGATTATATTACTACATTTATCAAAGAAAATATTAATGTAAAAAAAATGTTCTCATCGCTAGCAGATAAATAATATATTAAAGATGTATTATTAATAGGATTAAGAAACTCAGATAGCGTAAATGGATTATTTATGATAATTTAATTACGCCATCCAGAATATTCTATTTTCTCACTGTATCTTAGTATCTTAAACAGAAACGCATATCAACGCATACGCACGGAGTATGAAAAATCGTGCGTTTCTTATCCCTAATTAATAATAATATTAATATAAGTTTCAGTATGAAAATATATAAATTATATTTTTGATATTATTATACGAAAAATTTACTACATTTATCAAAGAAAATATTAATTTAAAAAGAATATTTTTTCCTTGGTCTAAGGAATTAAATTAAATTAAACGTTCATTATTTAATTTTATAATATTTAGGAATATTATAAAATGGGAGGAGGTTTAATGCAACTCGTAGCTTATGGCGCGCAAGACATCTATTTAACTGGTAATCCACAAATCACTTTCTGGAAAGTAACATACCGCCGACACACTAACTTCTCTATGGAGTCCATCGAACAAACCTTTAACGGTCAAGCCGATTTCGGTCGTCGTGTTCAATGCACAATCAGCCGTAACGGTGATTTAGCATACCGCACTTATTTCCAGGTGACTTTGCCAGAAATCAGAACTACTGATGCTAGTTATGCACGTTGGTTAGATTACCCTGGTGAACAATTAATCAGCATGGTTGAGATCGAGATTGGTGGACAACGTATCGACCGTCAATATGGTGACTGGATGCATATCTGGAATCAATTAACCATGACTTCTGAACAAGAAGCAGGTTACCATAAAATGATTGGGCAAACCACACAATTGACTTACATCACTGACCCAAGTTTCGCTGATGTTGATGGTCCTTGTGAATCTACCGCACCACGTCAAGTATGTGCCCCACGTAACGCCCTTCCAGAGACCACCCTGTATGTACCTCTGCAATTCTGGTTCTGCCGTAACCCAGGTTTAGCACTTCCACTTATCGCACTTCAATACCACGAAGTTAAGATTAACATTGAATTACGTCCTCTTGATGAATGCTTATGGGCTGTATCTAATCTTACTACTATTGTTAAATCAACCACTGGTGCTTACAATAAATCCCTTGTGGCTGCTTCTCTATACGTAGATTACATTTTCTTGGATACTGATGAACGTCGTCGTATGGCACAAAACCCACACGAGTACCTGATTGAGCAACTCCAATTCACTGGTGATGAATCAGTTGGTAGTTCAAGCAACAAGATCAAATTGAACTTCAACCATCCTTGCAAAGAACTTGTATGGGTAGTCCAAGCAGACGCAAATGTAGATTATTGCGCTTCATTCGAGAATGGTAACACATTAGCCAACGTATTTGGCGCTCAGCCATTCAATTACACTGATGCTATTGATGCATTACCAAACGCACTCCATGCTTACAACAGTCCTTCAGGTGCTCAAGGTCCCAATTCTGTAATTGATATCTCTGGATTGTTCCAAAACGCTGGTGCCGTAGATGTAAGTTCAACTGAACAATGGGGTTATCCTGACCCAAATATGAATAGCACAGAAGCCGCGGGTGTTTCTGATGCTGGTGCTTTCGTCCTCGCTGAGACCGCTCTTAACATGCATTGTTGGGGTCAAAATCCAGTGCTCACTGCTAAACTTCAACTCAATGGACAAGACCGCTTCAGTGAACGCGAAGGAACTTATTTCGACCAAGTTCAACCATTCCAACATCACACACGTGCTCCAGACAGTGGTATTAATGTATATTCTTTCGGTCTTCGCCCTGAAGAACATCAACCATCTGGCACTTGCAATTTCTCCCGTATCGATAACGCAACCCTGCAAACTGTTCTCTCTAACGCATCCGTCGGTGGTAACTCTACCTCTAAGGTGCGTGTATATGCCACTAACTACAATGTTCTGCGCGTAATGAGTGGTATGGGCGGGTTAGCTTATAGTAATTAGTGTAACTAATAATTATATAGAATAATTAAACATTAATTAGAATAACCAAATAAAAACACTATAAAAATATCATATCATATTATAATACAATATAATATGATTTATAATAGTTTTAACTTTTAAAACAACTTATTTACGACAAAAACAAATTAAAAATATATTTTTGATAAGAATGATTTATAGTAATTTTAAATTTAACTATTAATAAAAGGGCTATATTTAGGGCTAAGAAACGCAGATAACATAAATGGATTATTTGTGATAATTAATTTAACGCGCCTAGAATATTCTATTTTCTCTCTGTATCTTAAACAGAAACACATATTAACGCATACGCACAGTGTATGAAAAACTATGCGTTTATTAGCCCTATTAGTAATTAGTGAAATTAAAATATTTCAATATATATTTAAAGATTTGACCATTATAAATAATATAATATGCTAGTGCGATTTTCAAAATTTAAAAAAGGTATTTTTTACCACGATGAATATCAATATTTAAATCTAATTAATAATATTCTAACAGATGGAGATTTAATTAAAGGACGTAATGGAAATGTTATTTCACAATTTGGTTCGCATATGCGTTTCTCTCTATCTTCAAAAGAAAGGAATGACGACGGAACTGTAAAATATAAAAATATTATCCCCTTTTTAACAACTAAACGTCTTGCTTGGAAAACATGTTCAAAAGAATTATTTTGGTTTATTAGAGGTCATACTGATAATTCATTATTAAAAAAACAAAATGTTAATATATGGAATGATAATTCAACGCCCGAATTTATGGCTAGTCGCGGATTATCTCACTATCCAGATGATATATTAGGTCCTATTTATGGATGGCAATGGCGTAATTTTAATGGTAAATATGATTATCGTAACCCTAATGTTAGAGATTTTGATATTATAAATTCATATAATAGGGTAAATGATTATTATAAACGTGAACCTCATTATGGTAGTAAAAAAATAGACCAACTTCAATATGTTATTGACGCACTAAAAAATAGTGATATTAATTCTATCAAAGAAAATAAATATTCTCGTCGGCTAATTGTCAGTGCTTGGAACCCTCAACAATTGGATGAGATGGCACTTCCACCTTGTCATATTTTATTTCAATTTAATGTAAATTCAAAAGATGAATTAAATTGTATTATGTATCAGCGTAGTGGTGACGTAGGGTTAGGAGTTCCATTTAATATTGCTTCATATTCATTATTGACACATATTATAGCGAAACACTGTGGTCTGAAACCAGGGGCATTTATTTATACAATAGGTGACGCACATATATACGAAGAACATATTCCTTATTTAAAACAACAAATACAGAGAGACCCGTTTGAATTCCCAAATATCAATATTAAAAGAACACATTATGATATAAATGATTATTCATTAGATGATATTGAAATTACTAATTATAAATATCATAACTCCATAAAAATGGATATGAAAGTATAAAATCTATTATTTAGAAAATATGGTATCCCATTTTTCATCAAATCCAAATTCATAAGAATAATCATATAAAGTAATATATATACTATTCATTACATCAAAGAAATCTCCAGGAATATACCATTCCGGAATATCATTATTCTCGTATATATTATTGGTTTTTATAGAATTAGAAAGTACACTATAATAATTAAATTTTTTGTCATAATCATCAAATTTAAATCCCCGTTTCCTTAATAAACTACATATATTACTTGGTTTTATTAATCTTAATGAACTATTATTAAATTTTATTACAGCAAGTATTTCATCTTCCATTTTATCAAATACTTTTATAATGCCATATGTTTTATAAGACATATTTAAATATTTATTTTCTAACCATTTCATTATATTTAATTATATTATTAACTTTATATAATTAAATAGAACCAAACTATATATTTAGTTAAGAGTTATTTATATTTTTATTAAATATAAAAATTGAACTTTGAAATTTAAAAGTATTTAAATTAAATAACAAATTAATATATAGAGGAACAGGATTCTAAAATGAGTGATTACAAACCTATTAAGGAGACACTACTAAAAAAAACAAAAAGGAGACTTAAAAAGTTCAATATAATATGTCGTTATTGTAAAAATAATATTACAAAAAATCACAGCTTTTGTTATAATTTAGAATATTATAATGAAAATATTAAAAGCATAATTAAGATACAAAAGTTTATTACAAAACAACCGAAACCCAAAATTTTATATAAAAAACTAACAAAAAGACAATTTTTAGTAAATGAAATTTTTCAACCAAATAAATATGGCATATCAAAATGGATATCACGTAATGAATTATCAAAAACAGCTTTAAAATTATCAAATAATGGAAATTGTCGTCACGGAAAGTTCTTCAATGATACCAGGTTTATATGGGAAAAACAAAAAGAAAAAAATACAGTTGTTTCATTAAGAACTAATGGTTATGATAAATATAATAATAATATAAATAATAGAAATATACGAAAAGATATAAAAACATTTCATTATAAAACCGGTTGTGTTTGTTGTGGTAGTAATAGTGATTTAGTTATAGATCATAAAAATGATTTATATAATGATCCACGAGTATTAAATATAACTACACAAAATATTTATGATTTTCAATGCCTATGTAATCACTGTAACCTCCAAAAACGCCAAATATGTAAAGATACTAAAAAATATAAAAAACGTTATGGTGCGACAAATATTCCACAATTAAAAATATTTGGTATAGATTTTATTGATGGTGATGAAACATTTAATCCTAATGATATAAATGCTTTAAAAAGCACTTATTGGTATGACCCAATAGCGTTTATGGAACATATAAATAAATGTTTTATTGGGAAAATATAGTTATTTTATCATAATATTCTTTTGATAATTCACAACCTTTAAAATTACGGTTTGTATTTTTACAAGCTGATGCTGTTGTTCCACCACCTAGAAAAGTATCCATCACAGTATCATTTTCATTTGAATGTTTCTTAATTAATTCTTCAAATAATAATATACTTTTTTGTGTAGGATGGATTCGTTTTTTACCTCCTTGTAGTGGAAACATATATATACCATTATCATATTTACTATTAAATGTAGGTTTGCCACCCTTAACTCCTAATAATGCTATTTCACGACAGTTTGTTAAATAATTAACTCTTGAATTCAATGGTTGTGGGTTCGTTTTAATCCATTCTATAAAACGAATTTGTTTAAATTTATGTTTTTCAAACAACTCTTTTAATATAGTTATTTTCCAAATATCAAAGAACATAATTAAAGTTCCGCCTTTTTTTAATTTTTTATAATATTCTTTTATAAAATTATCAAGTATTTCAACCGTAAATTCTTTATCCCAAATACCATAATCAGTCTTAACACAATATTTTTTACCATATATTGTTCCATATTTTATAAAGTTTGTTTTTTGTTTATCATTAAATACTATTTCTTTATTAGATAATTTGTACTCTTCCCATTGTTCTATTGTTTTTATAAATTCAATATTATTTTCTTCATTTAATTTAACATTATTATAATGTGTATTCATACCACTATCACGCGATATTAGATATGGTGGATCTGTTAATATTAAATCAATACTATTATTTTCTATCGTTTTTAAATATGTAATCCCATCAGTGTTCTTTATTTCAATATTAGGTAATTCCATTTTTTTATAATCTAGTGATTTAATAGTTATTTTTTCTTCGATCAATTTTTTATTTACACTATTATCATTTTTTTCAAATACTTTTTCTGTATTATATTTATGACAAGGATTTTTTCGTTTTATATGTATATCATAATATGATTTTTGAGAAAACTCTTTCAAACAACGTTCGCAGGTATAAATTGACATATTATATATTGTTTTATATTGTTTATTTTAAATAGTTATAGTTCAATTTTATATTTCACAAGAGTCAAAATATACTCTTAAATTTTACTATTTACACTATATATATGCTTTAATAATTGTTAATATGTAAAATATGTAAAATATAACCAAATTATAATTGATTTGGAAATATTTTTATTTAATATAAAAATTGATTACAATAAACATTCAATAAATAATGATAATAATCATTACCTATACAGAAATAACCTTATGACTACTCAACATATTTTCATTGATGGGAGTTATTTCATATTCTATAGAACATTTGCTCTTATCAACTGGTGGCGTATTAGTCATAAAGAAGAACCTTATGATAATCTTCATTTGAATGATGAATTTGTAAATAAATTTAAACAAACATTCATTACTAAAATACAAGAAATCCCGAAAAAATTAAATATTGCACTTGAAACAAAGGTCCAGTACTATATTGGTAAAGACTGTCCACAATCAACAATATGGCGTAAAGAATTGTATAATGATTACAAAGGTTCGCGCTTATCTTACAAAGATAGTCCAAATAATCCTGCCGAGTTTTTCAAGATTGTATATGATGAAAATAATAATTTATTCCAACAAGCTCTTCCAAATGCTGTTATTCTTGAATATCCAAGATTAGAAGCAGATGATTGTATTGCCTTATACTCGAGAGATGTATTAGAAACCGAGCCATATGATGAAATTATTATAATCACAAGTGATTTCGATTATCTTCAATTAGTCCAACAGCGGGTCAATATTTATGATTTAAAATATAATTTATTAAATAATAAAATGACGTTTGAATGTCGCAGAGAAGAATTGTTATATAAAATTATCTTAGGTGATAAATCTGATAATATCCCATCTGTTTTCCCAAAATGCGGGAAAAAAACGGCAATTAATTTATGCTCTGATATTTCTTTGTTTGAGACGAGATTAATGAAGGATGAAAAATATTTATCACAGTATAAACTTAATAAAAGACTTATAGACTTTAATGAGATTCCAAAAGAGTTAAAAAACGAATTCTTAAATAGATATGGAAAAGTATAAATTGATTGGGATATGGTAATAGTGAGATTATATGTTATATGTTAATTTAGAATATTTTATAGTTTAATAAATAAAATATTTATTTTACTCTTTTGAACATTTATACGTTTATTTCTATGACTACACTCATTATCTAAAATGATTAATTTATTTTTATATTTTCCATTTATAAACTTGTTAATAAAATCAACCATCTTATTACTATCAATTCCACGTTTTATATACCTTATATCCAATTATACCTTTTGAAGAAATAGCAATTATACCAGTGTATTTTTGAATGCTTATTTACTTTCTGTTTGATTTCACCTTTACTTAATTCTTTATAAAATTTCAGTATAATCATAAATGTGTTTAATGATGTTTCATCAATACTTGTAATCTATATTGTATAACCTTACTATAAATCTCTTTGATTTTATTTTTAATTATTAGGACTGTGTTTCACATAGAAAATAATGATCGAACGAATAGCGAAACATAAGAAACGTCCCGAAATCCAGCGAAATTGTAAAATATACAGTAGTTTAACTATCAAATCAAAAAACAAAATATATATATAAAATACTAATATATATTTTGTTTTTCGCTAGTTCCGAAACACAGCCCTATTAATTATAATAAGTTTTTTATATTTTATTTTAGGAACATCTCGTAATATTGTTTATTTTAGTGTGAAATTTATATCCATTACGGCTCTACCTAAATGGATTATTGATAGCGTTAAGACATAATATTTAGTTTTACACCTTTGGACATTTAAAACGCCGATTCTGACCATAACTTAATTTTACATAATATATATCTTCCCATTTTGTATTATCAAATGTAATGTAAATATTTTTTTTCATTTTCGTAATAATATATACTCCTTTTGTTGCTTTCCAAACTGCCATTGTTGATAATAATTTTATTTTAAGTTCTTCTTCTGTATTTGTTCTATAAAATTTAGTTAAATAATCATCAACCATAACAACACATTCATTATTTTTTGTTATACCATTAGGTCTTGCTACTAATCCCATTATTTCATTAATTTCAACTTGATATATGCCAGATAAACAATCCCAAGGCTTATAAACATTATCACCAATAATTTGTGTTAATTCATAATCTATATTATCATCATTAAATAATCTTTTCATAAATCTTAAGTAAACACTTTCTTCACCGTTTTCATTTATATCTTCTTTATTAAGAGGATAATAAAATGGATTTAAAGTTTCACCATATTTTACGTAACTTTTTGCTTGTTCTGGCGTTTTACAACCTAATCCCAATATCCATGGAACTATAAATGACGATATAACAGAATGTCTTTGAGTAAATATATTTTCCATTTCTTATTGTTATAATTAAAATAATAACTTCAATTTATTTCAATTTTTTATAAAAATAATCGGCGTTTTAAATGTCCAAAGGTGTAATAATAATTCATCCATAGGGATAAGAAACGCAAGATTTTTCATACTCCGTGCTTATGCGTTAATATGCGTTTCTGTTAGGATACAGAGAGAAAAATACAATATTACAGTTGCGTAAATCAATTATCATAAATATCCTATTTACGCTATATGCATTTCTTAGCCATATTAGTAATAGGTGTTTTAAATGTTCAAAAATGTAAATAAATTTTTTATAATTAAATATCTAATCCATAATATATATTTAATATGATTTTTTTAAGTAAGAATGAGTATAAAAATAGATTTGTATTAGACTACCATAAAGAACTTATAAATAATGATATTGACGCGTATGCAAAATATCCAGCATATAATTTTGTATATGATAAATATTTTGTAATGAAAAGCCAGGGAGTAGATAGTAACACAATGAATATTATACCATTATCATTCCCTGTTTTTGTAAAGCCAAAGATAAACCTGAATGGTGGTAATCGTGGTTGTTTTATTGTTAATAATAAGAACGAATTTATAAAAATTAGAGAGAAATATAATAATAAAGAAACAGAAACAATAAAAGAATTATTCTGGTCTTCTGTTATTGATGGACAAGAAGGAAGCACTGATTTTATAGTAGCGAATGGGATTATAAAATATGAACTCGATTATAAAATACAAAAAATACCTGGATCTATAATTGGAATTGAAACACTTATATCAAATAATAATAAGACACCTGTTCGAGTTAGAAATTGGTTACATAAACATCTCTCAACATTTACAGGGATTGTAAATTTACAATATATTGGGAATACAATAATTGAGGCTGGACTCCGCCCTGATGCTGGAGGACGTTTTTTACAATGGACACAAAATAAAATATTAATAGAAAATATAAACTATTTTACAGAAACAGGTAGATGGATACAAAGACCAGACAATGAACTTAAATTTGATGATGTTTATGTGGTGGGTTGTTATAAGGATTATCCTATAATTTATTATATTCCATATCCTATTATAGAAAAAATCATGAAAAATAATCATGTTCAAAATTGGCATTATTATATTGATGTCCAGAAAAATGGAAAGAAATACATAAATATTGTGGATAAAAACAGAAATAAACTATTGAAAGTAAAAAAGATAATTGAGACATTAATGAATATATTGAATATCATGTTTATTGCTCTATTTCTCTCTATATCTGCTTATCTAATTGGGGCATTTATATTCAAATATAAAATACCATTATGGTTTTATTTTATGATCATAATTATTTTAATAATATATTCAACGAGGGTTATTAATCCTATTCGTTATATATATAATAATGAATTTTAGTTTGTATTCGGATTGTTTTATATTGTATTCACTCTGTATTGTATCATATTTTTATAATTATTGGTTATTTACTATTTATTACATAATATTTAATATTTAAAATCTTCCCAAGACAAATAGCCCGATGCTGTTTTTATCGTTTCTTCTTTATCTTCATCTTCTTTTGTTTCATTATCACACTCTTCAATAATATCATTGGATGCGTGTAATTTTTTTTTATTTGTAGTATTATGGTTATTTACTATGATATCATCACTACACATAAAATTTACTTCTACTGAAATATTATCAATCTCGTTATGGTTATCAGTATTGATATTATCAAGTCCAAATAATAAATTCATATTATATACTTCCATTTTATCTTCTTCTTTAAAGAAGATTTTATTAATTACATCATCATTTCTCAACCTAATACTGTAATCCATTTGTGTGCTATTCCTTCCAACCCGCCCAAATGCTTGAATTACTTTCTCCTGCGTCATATTTTGTAAATCTTTCCCCATATATCCATGACAGAATTGATAATTTGTCCCATATATAAAATCAGGGGTAGCAATAATAACATATAATTTCTGTTGTAGCGCCAATGATTTCATGATTTCAAGATATTTAATATCTTTATGAGAACGGAAAACACCAATACCCAATAACAATAATACTTTCCAAATAGGTTCCACATCACATAACATAATATTTTCAATATGTTGCTCTTCAATGTCACAAGTAAATGAATTTTTGACATTATGTTTATTATATCTTTTCAAATGTTCTGGTCTATTCGGGATAAACATATCGTGTAAATTAACCCTCTTTAGACAAGAACCTAATCCTTGGATTTTTTTCGTCAATGTATTAATAGTTGGGTCTTGTTTATCCATCCGTGATTGTTTTTTCTCTTTCTCATCATCATTTGAAGCCCCACCCATAATTTTATAAGTATATTCTTGTAATTCTTTTTCCAAATCAATAATACTACTTCTAATTTTTTCATTAAAATCAATATTTTCACTTATTTTATCTACTTGATCCTTGGGGATTTCACTGATTTTTAATAATACAGATGCTAGTTTATCAACATCTTCAGCGATATAAATAGTGGGTCCATCTGTTAAGGTATGTGCGTCTTTTGTTGTAATATGGATGTTTGAATTCATAACATTGACATTATTATTACCCATATATTTCTCATAAATGTCATGCCAATTTTTATTAAGACTACCCATTAAATCAATATAATATTCTTTAATACTAATACTATTAATTAAATCAATAGATGTAAAATACTCCTTAATATTATACCTCTTACGCAATAATAAGTCATTATCATGAATGAATTCTATGAACCTCACGATTTCTTTTAGATCAAAATGACGTAGAATTGTCTTGAATTGTTTACAATGTTGAATACAAGATTTTAATTTATTACTAGTATCACATATAATATGAGGCAATACAATATCACCTTTTGAACTAATAATAGGGATTGTTTTTTTACAATCATGACTTACAATATTATATATTGAAGCATCTTTAAACCTCAATTTGAAATACTCCATCATACTTCTTAATTCACCTTGTGACGGTAATGTTGCTGATGAAAGCACCATATTTGGAATCTCATTTTCTAACCAATTTTTCTGTAAAATACCGTGAAATTCGTGGGTTTTATAATCTAATGTAATTGTCGGTTCATCCCAATATGTGATAATTTCATGGTTGTTATTGAATGCCAACATATAATGCATAGCAGGTAAATATGATTTAATATCACATACTAAAACCTGAACTTTATCCCCTACTGAATTATCTACACGAAATATACCCCCTGTTTTAAAATTCTTTACAATATCTTTTGCAGCATTATAGTGCAGTCTTACATCACTTGGACTAGAACACCCAAATGCAACAGCAAGTGGGATATCCATAGAAATACATGATTTCGCTAATTGCAACCCAACATGTTTAGCCGCACAAACAAATATTACTTTATGCTCTTTTGCTAATCCAATCGGGGTAATAGTTTTTCCGGTTCCGGTTGGTGCCTGATACAGTATAATTTTAGAATGTTTTTTTTTAGAAATTGTAAATATTTGTTTTTGATGTTCATATAATTGCATATCAGCATATTTCAATAAACTATGATTTCTCTCAATGATTGAGAACGCGTTCCTTACAATATGCAATAAATCAATATCACCCTCATATTTTGCTAGAATATGATTGACAAACAGTATAATGTCAGGATTTACACGTGTAATATTGAATTTCATAATATGATATAGGGTATAATAACATTCGTGAAATTTATCATTGTTGTTTATAACTACTGATTTTAACAAGTTATCTATAATATCCAATACAACATATTCGAAAATATCATGTTTTATACCTTGAATTTTACTATTAGTATTATCAATTTTCATCTTATCTATCTTTTTTAATACATGTTTTTTCTTACTCTTTTTATCACTTTTATGGGAGTTATTTTTTACAAGTGCACTCTTATTGTTATCAATATTGGTATTCATATCTAGATTATATTTTTTAATCATACTATCAATAATAGTTGAGAAATACTTATTATATAAATATCTGGATAGTGTATTTTCATCATTATCATTCAAATTCATAACTGACATCATAGAGGTATGAATATTATATTTCGCATTAATATTATTATAATTATTCCAAATAATCTTAAGAATTTCTTTCTCCTTTTCTTGAACTGGGATCTCCAACGATTCCCATTCCATCTTGGATAATTTATTTTGTGTGAAATCCATTATTCTAGTAATTATTTATATTTGATGATATTTTATATTGGTGTTCGTTAAATCAATTTTTTATTATAGGAGTTAATATGTTCCATAAAAATGTAAAATATATCCGACAATAACACGCATAAAGAATTAGAAAAATTTAATATAACAAGTTCGTTCGAGATAAAAACTATTTGTAAGATTATTAATTACTTTATCTTTAATTTTATAAATAGAGTAATTATATATATGGTTGTTACTAGACAAACAATGAAAGGTGGGAAAGTGAAAAATACAATAAAAAAGATAAGAGCAAAAACGAATAAGTCAAAAACACCAAACATTTCGGGGATGAAGAAGATAAATATAAGAACAAAAACAATTAAAAAAGGTGTAAATATAAAATCTAAAAAACAATTAAAAAAGGGTGTAAATAAATCAAAACAACGGTATGGTAGAGGTACCAGAAGTTGTTTTGGGATGAGAGAATATACTAATTTTTTTTTGTTAGGTAAATTAAGGTGTTGTTATGAGAACAGTAGTGATGAGAACGAAAAAGTATATGACAATATTATAAATGATGTAATTCGCAAATTTCATAGGACACGTAAAAGCCCATTTTTAAAATATTTAATAAAAGAATACGATACGTTTAAAATATCAACAATAAAGGCTATACGAATACCCGTTATCAGATTTCAAGAAGCAGCATTACCAACATTAAATTTAGAACATACAATAATACGTGATATAAAGGAACACGATATGAAATGATATTTCTGTTAATTATAGCGTTTTACAAATACCAAACGTTTTCCTATGCCATTGTGTTAATCCATATTTCTTAAGTCCATCTATGTGTTTTTTTGTGCCATACCCTTTGTTTTTAAGTAATCCATATTTTTCATCTAATTCTGGATTATCTTCGCATATTTTTTCAATATATTTATCTCTCGATACTTTCGCCAGGATACTTGCAGCCGCTATACTACAATACCAGTTATCACCACCTTCTATACATTCATATGGTATTCCTTTATATTCCCTAAAATCACATCCATCTATTAATAGAAACTCCGGTTTAATCTCTATTGTTTCAATACATTCATGCATACACGATAATGTTGCTTCACGGATATTAATTTTATCAATGTCCTTTTCATCCATATAAGATATTGAATAATCAATACAATTCTCTATTATATAATTATATGCTTCTGTTATTTTTTTATTAGATGAGAAGCGTTTACTATCTTTCATAAGAGAGAAATTAAAATTATCACGTGGTAAAATAACACAAGCAACATATACCCTACCAAACATGGGTCCTCTGCCCGATTCATCAATTCCTGCCTCTAATAGTATTTTTGAATCGCCTCTAATGTTTCTCTCTATGATTATACCTGGGTTATTAGTTTCATCATCACCTCCATTTTTAATCTCCATATCATTTTTAATTTCATCTATATATCCATTATAATATGGTCTTAGTGGGTCTTTTTTATTTCTAATATTTCTATATATCTTATTTTTTTTATCTTTGTTATTAGTTTTTGAAAATGGATAATCATCATTAATTAATTTCTGTAAGTTTTCGCTTTTTTCGATATTTTTTGTTGCGAACTCACGAAATCGTTTATATAGTTCAGTATTCATAAATGTCAGTTTTATATGGTTGTATTTTAATATCTCTATATCATTATTATATTATTTAGTAATCAATTTTATACTATATAATATATTTATTAAACTCCTACATGTGTTATATTTATTAAAGGCAATAAATAATTATGCTAATTTTGAATTATCTCCTGTTAATTTACTTTTAAGTATATCCTTAGTGACCTTTCTCCTTTTTGGTAAATTTTTCAATGTAGAGGTTTTCTTATGATCAGTTTGCTTAAGAGTGAATTTTTTCTCACTATTTATTTGTAATCCAATTATAGATTTGATTACACTCTTTTCTTTATCATAACTTATTTCTTTTACTCGTTGGAACCTCTTTCTATTTAAAGAATTCAATAAATAATCTTTTAATTCTTCAATCTTATCAAGTGTTAAACCTTCTTTCTCTCCAAAAATCTCAGCATATTCATTTAGTTTCTGTATTTTATACATCTTTTCTAGTTTGTTCCACGGTTTCTGTGTTATAGTTGTTGTTTGTTCCATTTCTAAGATGTTATCTATATTATTTTTTGTTACATTATCTTGTTGAATATTTAAAACACCCTTATCTTTATCAGTGTGCTTATTATTTAATAACATCGTTTGATATTCTATATTGCGTAATTCGTTGCATTGTGTCATATTATATATAATACATGTGTTAGGTTTAACTCGTTATAATATATTAATATATTAAGTAAAAGGTATAAATATATTAATATATATATGAAAAAAACCGTAGTATTAACGAATAAAACCACAATCAGTAAGATTAATAAAAAGATCCAATACAGGGATATAATTAACGTATGGGATTTACCTTTTAAAAAAGAAAGGTTACATAGTATAATTTCACACAATACGCAGAAAGAAATTATAGATGTCATTAATAATACTGACTGTGATATTATAGGAAATATAGATGACGATGAATTAATATATTATGAATGCCATGAAGAAGAAGATATGGAAGACGAAACCTATAATTTACAACTAGATAATATAATTGGTTCTGTAGAAATAAATAATAAAAAAAGCATACCAAAATCTAGAATTTATAATATTGTATTAAAAGAAATAAAAAATAAAATTTGTGGATATGGACAACAAGACAAGAATAAAAAAATATATACCAGTGACTTGATTATTTCTCTCCGCGATACAGTTGAATTATTAGCCAATTCATGTCTTATTTGTAGTTATTGTAGGAAGATTGTATATATTTTATATACTGAATATAGGGATCCAAATCAATGGACGCTAGACAGGATTGATAATAATATAGGACATCATAAGAATAATTGTGTTATATCTTGTTTATCATGTAATTTACAAAAGAGACGTATGAATGATGATAATTTTAGATTCACAAAACAAATGAAAATTATAAAGAAGGGATAATATGTGGTTAATTAAATTTAAATAATAAAAAAATTATATCATATAATAAAAATATATCAATGATACAATTAAAATGGAGTAATGGTTCTATCAATGAGAGAAGTATTAAGAGAGCTGTTATTGTTAAAGAAGATAATGTAAGTAATACTGAATATAATAAAGTGATTGATAATGGTGGACAAGAACTAGGAACAATAAATGATTTTAATCATATAGGGGAAAATTTATATTATAATGAGGGACAAAATAAGCCAGATATTAGACAAGGTATTAATGGTGGACATTTAAATAAAGAGGTATTCACGCAACGCACAAAACATAGAGAAGAACAAAATGAGAAATTATCAAATCGTCATATGGTTATTCAAAAGAACATTAATCCCTTTGTTACTAATGGGAATTATATTGATCACCTCAATACGGAAGACGAATTTTTAAGACCTAAGGATTCCAATTATAATTAATTTAGGGATATTATACCCACTCAAATATATCTATATTTATATTCGTTATAACAATTTAAATATTATAGTTGAAAAATACTTATATATAAAATGAATAGATTATATACTACTCAAAATGAGTTGTTATTAAATAACTTATTAAAATATTATGGAAAGAATAATTATGAGTTATTAGAGAAGATAATACCAATTATTAATGGTCAATCATTAACATCAATAAGGATTATTGATTGGTTTGTTACAAATTACGCTAAGAAGAATTTTGTTATTTATAATATAAATGCTGGTGGAGTGAGTGGGAACACCGCAAATAATGGCGATACAATGGAAAGTGAAAATAGGGATGTTAAGCGGTTCAAAGTATATATGGATTATAAACTAAAACTTAAGGCATATAGTAAAAAGAGGTTTGACCCTTTTTGTCGTTGGGATAGGATAAACATACCTTATAAGAATAATAGTTTTATACAGACAACAATAGGGCAACTAAATTTTTTTAAGTGGGCTCTAGATAATGAAATTTTGGAATTTGTTGAAAATAATATGTCTATAATTGAGAAAGATATGAATAATTACAATAGCACTGCAAAAAGAAAACTTGAGAATTCTAAATCCAAGACTAGAAAAACGAGAGAAGAATTATCTATTTCCGCAACACGTAGTATAAAAAAAGAAAATGTTGAGATAATTGTGAGGTTCAATTAAAAGGGGATGATATCCCCTTAAACCCCTTTTTAATAGGAGAGGTTTGAATATCCCATTAGACCCTTTTTTAATATGAGAGAGTTGTATATTCTATTAGACCCCTTTTTAATAGGAGAGAGTTGTATATTCTATTAGACCCCTTTTTAATAGGAGAGGTTTGAATATCCCATTAGACCCTTTTTTAATATGAGAGAGTTGTATATTCTATTAGACCCTTTTTTAATATGAGAGAGTTGTATATTCTATTAGACCCCTTTTTAATAGGAGAGAGTTGTATATTCTATTAGACCCCTTTTTAATAGGAGAGACTTATAAGGATTATAGATTAAATTTAAAATTTATTATTTTATTTGTTTCAATTCTAATAATTAATTTAATAGAATACTTGTTAATCTTTATCATATTTAAAATTTCTTTTAATGTATATTTTGCTTCCTTTCTTTGTATTGATAAATTCAATTTTGGATACCAACTATACCCTTTTAATCCATTTTCATTACTAAGTTTCATATTAAATGTTGTTGTTTGTAAAACTTTTTGCGTAGGCATAGAACACCATATATCATTTAAAATTCCCATATATTTTATCCTTTTTGAAATAACCATATTCCCATGTTTCACAATACATTCTATAATATTAGATTTTGTTAATATTACTTTATCAAGTTCTTCTTCTGTAATATATATCTCTTTTGGTGTTAAAATTAAGTCACCATTTATAATTTCCTGTGTATAATTTTCGATATTAGAGATGCGAATTATTTCTGCCATATTTTCTAATATTTAGGAGATTAATCCAATTTTGTTAATTCAAATTAAGTTATAAAATTGATTTAAATTAACAACATATATTAACAACATATAACAAAAATGGTTAAATATAGTTGCGAACGATGTGGAAAAGAATTTTCTCAAAAATCTCATTATGATTCTCATTATAGACGCAAAACACCTTGTGAAAATAATACTGATAAAATTAAGGCACTTGTAGATAAAGCAGTTGAAGAAAAATTAAAAGAATTAAATAATAAAAAATTGACTTTTAAAAATAAAGAATTAAATATTAATATAACGAGTAAAATGGATCAACTGAAAATACAAAAACCATTCTTAAAATGGGTAGGAGGTAAAACACAAATTATTAATGACATTATTTCAAAAATACCAAAGCAAATGAATAATTATCATGAACTATTTTTAGGAGGAGGAAGTGTTTTATTGGCTGTTTTATCATTACAAAAACAGAACAAAATTGTAATTAAAAATAAAATTTATGCTTATGATATCAATAGTGATCTAATCAATGTGTATAAAAACATTCAAAGCAATAAAGAAGAATTATATAAAATTATTAATTCATATATCAATGAATATGATAGTATCAAGGGTTCTATAATCAATAGAAAACCTACTTCTTTTGAAGAAGCAAAAACATCAAAAGAAAGTTATTATTATTGGATAAGAAACAAATATAATAATATAGACAAAAATACTATTGAATGTTCTGCCCTATTTATGTTTATTAACAAGACTTGTTTTAGAGGTATGTATCGTGAAGGACCAAATGGATATAATGTACCATATGGACATTACAAAAAAACACCTACAATAATATCTGAAACAGATTTAAATTATATTAGTGATTTGATTAAAAATGTTAAATTTAAACATAGTAGTTTTACTAATTCAATTAAAAATGTCAAAGAAAGAGATTTTGTATATTTAGATCCACCATACGCTCCAGAAAATTCTAAATCCTTCGTTGGATATGTAGCTGATGGTTTTAACTTAGAAACACACAACTTGCTGTTTGATGAAATAAAAAAATTGGAAAATATAAAATTTGTTATGAGCAACGCAAAAGTAGATTTAGTTACTGATAAGTTTAAAGAATATAATTGTGTTGATATTATAGCAAGGAGGGCAATTAATTCTAAAAAACCAGGTTCAACAACAACAGAAGTTATTATTTATAATTAATTATGAAGTTTATTATATTATCTTTATATGTTTTACTACTACCCCAGAAGTAACAAATATTCTTAAATTCTAAATATTCTAATTCGGCTATACAGTTTTTTTTGAACCATTCAGATAGACAATATATATAAATTATATTATAACTTGGAAAAGTCCTTGAATATTGCCATAATTTGAAATCTGGTGTTTGTATCTTTTCACATACAGAACCAGAACATTGTTGAAATTTTTTTTCTATAATAAATATATTTTTCAATTCTTTATCTATATAACATTCATCTGGGTTTTTACATCCGTGCCCTTTTTCAATGTTTGTATTAATTTCATCTTTCATATAGTTAAACAAATTTCCTTTTTTAGTTTTAATAAAAGACTTTTTATTATTATAAAATTTAATTGTATTTGAAAATTTACTTTTTTCCAGTATTATTATTCTATCATCTAAGTCAGTAAATTCTTCATATGAAAGACCATTTTTATTAGTATTTGAACCACCAGCACCAGTTCCGTTATTTTTAATATTAGTATCTTTATTTGTTATTGGTTCAACTAATATTTAAATCAATTTTATATTATAATACCAATATATAAAAGTAGTCATTATAAGCAGTTAAATACTATTTATATCATTCTAATAACAAAGTTAAACCTTGTAAAATATTTGGTTGTTCTGAAATAAGATTAATTAGATGAGTAGATGAGTAGATAAATATAATTCCACTAATAATATTAGACGAAAGAAATAAGATTATTCATCATATTACTATGGCTGATTTGTTAGTAAAACTAAAAACTAAATATCTAAATATAGAGGTTTAACACTTATCAATAGTTCATTTAGGTAGAGTTATAATTAAAAAATAATAATTTATTATATTATTTTCCATATCAAGATTATATAAATTCTAAATAGAGATATTTTAATGTATTAAAATCACGATTATAGGAGAAAAAATATTAACATATAATGAATTAGTTAATAATCGAATAGAGGAACATATGATATAAATAAAAATCTAAAAAAAATATCTGGATTAATTAAACATTTCAAAACTTCAAATGTCTAAAAATAGAGATTATTATGCTTATTGTTTTGGATTTACTTTTGTAAAAAGGTATGTAATATAATAAAAATTTATTTATTATTAATATATATATGAAACTGATACATATATTAATAACAATCACTATATTATTAACTTTATCAGTTATAGGGACAAAATTAAAAAAATATAAAGAAGCATTAACAGAGCGTGAATTTATCCAAGAAGAGATTGATTTTTATAAATATCGTGAATCAGGGAACCTAATGGGTGGATTGAAAGAAGCAAATTCATTTTTAGCATATAATCCAACAAAACCAATAGGCGAACAGTTAGTGCATCCATCAAGTGGTTTTGTATCTGGTCTAGACGGTGGTGATAATAAAATCGTAACAAGCACAGATAACGATGTGGATACAGGTGTCCAACAATGTTCTTCTATAACTACATGTCAAGAATTAGATAATACACCGTGTGGATATTGTTTCTACAATAATAAATTCGGTTATGGGGATGAAAATGGACCATTAACTGATGTTTGTCCTGGTGGCTGGGTAAAAACAACATCACAGTGTCTAGAAAAAAGAGAGAGAGCAGTATGTGAAACTGTTAAGAACTGTAAAGAAATGGTTGGAGATGCTGCTATATGTGCCTGGTGTCCTACTAAAAATAAAGCATTTGTATATAAAGAACAAGGTGGTATATTAGTTCCAAAATATAGTAAAGATATCTGTAAAGATGTTGATATAACAACTGGGAAATCCCTAGAATTAGTAAAACAAGATGATTGTGATAAATTTAGCAATGAACACCCATGTATTGGACCTAATGAAGATACCGGACCTCATTCTATGAGTTGCCTAAGTCATTTATGGAAAACAGCAGGTGGGAGTAGCAAAGGAACTGTAGCCCCTCAAAATAGTGCACGTCAAGGACCAGATTGGAATAAACAAGGTTGGGAACCTGTATATGATGATATGAAAAATTGGGTAAAAGACGCAAATAGTAATGATTGGAATAGTGTGAAATCACATTATAAGGGTGTTTATGGGACTGATCCGGAACCATGCGATAATAAATATAATCCTCTCCCGGTAGAATGCTACCAAAAATTATTTACTGCTAATGGCTGTTCAACAAAAGGAAGTGGATATCCTACCGGTTCAAACTCTAATTATACAACATATAAGGGGACATATTCTACTATGCAGAAATTTATAGATTATATTAAAAGTCTTGTGAGTACATCAAAAGATAGTAATGCTGTATGGAGTGATAAGAATAAAGCAAATGAGAACTGTTATGGTAATAAATTAGACGCACCAATGCCTCCAAAGCCTGGTGATTTTATTCAATATTTCTTTGTTCATCCAACATTCGGTAAGAGTGTTATTAAAGGATTTATTGCTTCTATTCCTTCCCCAGGATTTGTAACAGTTTTCTGGACTGAAGCAGTTATAAATAATAAAACATATAATCGTATTGATACAAGTATACAAGAACAAATTAATGTATTGGGTGCTGTTGCTGGTCAAACACCGTTTGGATTAGAAGGTATGAATGTTCCAGGACAGATAGATATTAATAATATACAAATATTAAACCATTGCGATGGTAATAGTAATTCTAGTAGTTCAAATTGCGAACTCCAACATATTATTTATTTAGAGTATTATGGGTCTTCTAGTTATAGTATTAAACTGGAACAAATAAGTGATGTACTCAGTAAATTAAATAACGCTTATCCAAATGGTACTATTTCCACATTAGAAGATATTCAATATCTAATCAATGCTGGTGTTGGGAATTGTGCATATGGGTGGGCTCAAAATGGAGATGAATATAACTGTGTATTACCTTCTGTTAGAAATAGTTCTCCTGATTGTGGAGGTGGTGCGGTTAAGATTTTTAATAGCGGAACATCAACACCTGGATGGTCAGGGGGTAAAGCCGGGTTGTATGCACGTGTAATTGCTAACCCAAATGATATTACTTCAAAATTAAAAAAAGCAGGGTTAAAAGTCAAAATAGTTGCTACTATAGGCAAAGATCACTATCAATCAATGAAAGCCGAATTTATTGATGGTTCAAATTTGGATATAAATAAACACGATATGAATTATATAGGTTGTTATATCGATAAGCCATCACGAGCATTACCACATTCGTTAGGAAATAGATTATCATTTGATCAGGCTAGACAAAAAGCAATTAATGCTGGTTATAGATATTTTGGATTACAAGATACAAATGATTTTGGAAATAAAGCATCACAAGGATGGGCAGGGAACAATAGTGATTATGATAAATATGGTAAAAGTAATAAGTGCATAAATATTAGTGATAATAAACGTAGTAATTATTCAACTGGAAAATCTTGGGTAAATGCTGTATATTCAGTGTAATAACTGATATTAAAATAAATATATAGTAAATCAATAATAATTAATAAATTTAAATCTTAAGTTAAATTTATTGTGATACATATAATAATATAGTATACAGGTTATAGAATATATAATATTATGGGACAAACACAATCTATACAAAAGTGCAATTATGAAGATGTATTAAGTTTTATATCTGGACAATATAGTAATTCTACAAATAAAATTATTATAAATACATTACCCGAAGGAGAACAAACATGTCTTATAAAAAATACAATATCTTATAATAAAGAAGAAGAGTTTATGAATCACTCACTACATAACAACAAATCTATAAAAATTATTATTTATGGGAAAAACTCAAATGATCAAACGATATATGATAAATATAAAAAGATATATGAACTTGGTTTTACAAATGTCTATTTATACATTGGTGGATTATTTGAATGGCTATGTTTACAGGATATATATGGATTTGAAAATTTCCCTACAACAATGAAAGAATTAGATATATTAAAATTCAAATCTAAAAGTTCAATACTTGATAATTTAATACTGTAATACTCTAATATTCTGATAAACTAATATGTTAACAACAGTTTAAGAACCGTTTAAAAGTTGAATATGTTCGGTTAGGTCATTATCATACAAATAATCATTTTCTTGTTGTTTTTGCTTATCATGTTGTTCATAATTTTTAACATACTTATTATTAATTTTAATAAATTGATTAATTTTCTTAAACCAAATAACATAATCATTATCACATTCTCTTTTATCATCATTAGCATCTAGAATAATGATATTTACATCCTTCTCGTTATAAATCCATGTGTCATGGTAATTATGGCATTTTTGTAAATATTCTAATGGAATAGTCTCACCTTTTCTATTCCGCTTAACTACACGTTTATAACTTGTCTCAGGTTCAGCTCTAACATAAATTAAACCATTTATATTCAGATCATTTACAAATTCATCAAACCATTTCATATAAATTTGATAATTCACATCTTCAATGTCTCCGCAATCATATAACATTTTTGCGAATACATTTTTATCAGTATAAACTGACCTTTCACAAATAATAGTTTTACCTGGGTGTTTTTTTATAATATCTTTAAGCATCGAAATCCTTGAAATATATGCCATCATCTGGAATGAAAACGCATATTTTTGTGTATTGCCATAGAATTTTTCAATAATATTAGTTCCTTCCTTATCTTTTATTGATTCCCAAATACATACTGGTTCATCCATAAATACAATATTTTTATTATTTTCTTGTTCAATTTTCAACATATTAACTAATGTAGATTTTCCCGAACCAATATTTCCTTCAATGCTATAAATGTTACAAGTCATTCTAATAAGTTATTTATATTATGTAGTATTATATATTTAGAATATTTTAGGATATCAATTTTATATTCACTCTAATGTCGTAATTAAAATATGTATGTTTCTCTAATAGAAATTTTAGAGAGATCATATCTTTTATACTTTCATATATTCTCTCTGTTTTATCCCTGTATGAAGTTTATGATAGTACATATAATTCATATATTTTAAATTTATAATTGTTAGATACTTTATAAATTATATCCTTATTATTTTACAGAATTTTATTATATTTAATACTATCTGGATAATTTCATATAGTATAAGGAATAAATAACATATACAACTTAGTAAATATATTATTAAGATTATTACATATATTATTTTTTACTAAAAATCACCATCAAAATCACACGGATTCCAAAAATGGACATAAATAAATGTCCATTTTTGACTTTGGCAAAATAGTTTCCAAAAAAAGCAAAAAAAGCCATTTTGTGACTGTCTGGTCTCAAAAACGACTTTGTTGTTTTTATTTTTGTGAGCATAAAATTTTTTTAATTATCACAATATCAATGAAAATAATATAGGGACATATTTATAAGAATAGACATGGACCCAAATCCTCATTTTCCGGACCCAAAAGGTGCTGAATTATACACTTGTAAAAAATGTGACTATAAAACATTTAAATTATCACAATGGAAAAGACACATTAAGACCAAAAAGCATAATCCTCATAAATCCTCACAAAATCCTCATTTTCCGGACCCAAAAGGTGCTGAATTATACGTTTGTGAAAAATGTGAGTATTCTACTGCTAAATTATTTTGTTGGAAGAGACATATTAAGACCAAAAAGCATAATCCTCATTTTTGCACCAAAAGCACCAAAAGGTGCTCAGAAAAAGTTCCACTTTTTTGTGATTGTGGTAAAGTATATAAACATTTACAAAGCCTGAATGCTCACAAAAAGAAATGTCCTTTAATAAATGGTGAAAAATCTGAAAAATGGACAACCTTAGTATGTCCAGAAAATGTCCAAAAATTATGTGATTATAATAAAGGACTAATATCAAAACGTGACCGTATAAGTGTAATTAATATAGAAAATCAAGAAAATATTAATAAAAAAAGTATAAATAACGATAATATAGACCCAGATTGGAAAGGGATGTTTATGACATTAATAGAACATAACCAGAAACTTATGGAATTAACGGTGAATATAGCAAGCCAACCAAAGACAATTAATAACCAGTTTAATATTATGAATTATTTAAATACAGAATGTAAAGATGCTATAAATCTTAGCGAGTTTATAGATAATATGCAATATAATTTTACAGATTTAATAAAAATAACAGATGAGGGTTGGGTTAGTAATGTAGAGAATACATTTGTTAAAGGATTAAGGGAATTAGAACAACATATGCGCCCTATACATTGTTGCGATAAGAAAAGGAAAAAATTCTATGTAAAGGATGATAATGTATGGGAAAAAGATGATAAACAAGAAAAAGTTCAAGAAGCATTATATAAATTTCATAATAAACAATCCAAGACATATATAAAATGGAAAAATAAGAATAAACAGCAAGTTATAAAGTCTGATGTCTTGCATGATAAATCAATGTATATGAATATAGAACTGTGTAAGGTTAGTAGTAATGATGGTTTAAAATTTAAAAATAAAATTATGAATTCTATGACAGACCTTATAATATCTAAGAAATAATATACAGACCCTGTGTGATTTATATAATAAAAATTGAAATAACAAATATATATATAAAGTGAATTATATATATATATAACATATTTGATACTACTGGGATACTATGAAAGTTCTAGTATTTGACACAGAAACAACAGGGTTGCCAAAATCACGCACCAAGAGCGGTAAATGGTGGATAGATTATCCTAATATTATACAACTCAGTTGGGTATTATATGATACAGTGATTAATAAAATGGTTTCCTTCGGTGATGATATCATCCAATTAGGAAATGGGAAAACTATACCAGAAGATAGTATTAGAATTCATAAGATAACAAATGAGAATATGAGAGAAAATGGTATTAATATTAAAGAAGGGCTTATTAACTTCAATATTGCTATCGAATGTTGTGATAGTATTATTGCCCATAATTTAGAATTTGATAAGAATATGATTATTAGTGAGATGTTGAGGAATGATATTATCCCAGTATTTGATATTTATAAAAAACCAGAATACTGTACAATGCAGAATAATATTGACTTTTGTAAGATTGAACGAAAATCAAAATATGGAAAGACTTACTTTAAATATCCAAAATTAGAAGAATTACATTCTATTTTATTCCAAGGTCAATCCCCAAAAGATTTACATAATGCGTTGAATGATGTTATTATTTGCCTCCGTTGTTATCTATATCAGAATGAAAATATTGATATTGTAGAGAGAAGTGAAGGTGTAATTAAAAAAATGTTAGATAATATCCTTTAATTATCTTGTTGAACTGTCAATTAAAAATGTAGTATACAATATAAAAATATATGGATAATAATAATATATAAATAAATCTTTTTTCATATAATAATTTACAAATTACATTTCAAATAAAAATAAAAATTTATTTATTGTTCTATTAATATCCTTGATAATATATTTTTTTAATGTTATGTTTAATATTTATTCCCTATGAAACTATCTATTGAACTATGATATAAATATTGTAAATATTTTTCTATAACTTACTATATGCGCGCTTAACTTGGTTCCATTGTTTGATATTTTCAATTGGAATATTTACCATTTTATCTTGTGTTGGTACAATTACATAACTTTCATGTTTTCGTGTTTTCCAAGAGTAATCATTTTTAATAGGTAACTTTGTAACATTATTGAATACAAATGTTTTTGTTTTGAAAACACTAGTTTCAATATTAATAGAACCAGTTTCAATATCAATAATTTTATCATTCAAGTTATTAATATACTCTGTTAATTTTTCTGGTTCTAAACACATAATCAAATATGTATTTAAATTTACTTGAATTACCGATACTACATCTTGACCGTTCTCATTGAGAAAATCATAAACATCATTATCTTCTACATGTCTTACATTACCTTCCATATACTCAAAATATATTACTGAATTATAACCTGTATATTGAATCGCATTATTCATATAAATATCGCATGCTGAACGCATATATTTAATCCTATCTACCCAATTTTTGGATTTGGATGCAATTCTTAAACGGGCTAATACGTGGATTAGATTATCATAATTATCAGGGGAATAATGTGGAATTTTAAAATGACTAATTAATAACCTAGTAATAAACACGCATGTATTTTTTTGAGTGTCTTCATTCCATAGTTTCATAGCCGGGGTTGACCATGAAATAGTATCAAGAATTTCTTTAAATACTGATACAAACTCAATATAAGCATTATCATATTTGCTTTTCATAATATACATAGTAGAACTAGAAATAGAACTAGAAATAAGTTTAGAGTTCATAATATTATCGGCTGTAATTAGTATTTGATTACTACTTATTTAACATATTATACTTGTTTCAATTTTTATTTTGCGTAAAAAAACTGATATGTTAATAAAATATATATGTTATGTTGATCTTAAATTAAGTTTTTGATATTAAGTTTTAATATTTTAATCTATAATAAAATTTTAGATTTTAGATTTTTATTTTTCTTATATAGGTCTTCTATCCTAACTGCTAATTCATTAGAACCTTTATCACAAATCAAAATATAATTATAAATATCAATTTAGTCTTCATAATTATTAAGTGTTACAATTCTATCATTATTGTCAATAAGGACATTTATATATTCGCTTTCTAATCATTGAGGGTCTTAAATTTGTAATTTACCAAATCAATTACTTATACACAATACATATTTTATAATATATAATCTACTAACTAGTAACCACTAACCACTACATGATTCACATGGTTCACCTTGTATATTATCCCCGTTATTGACTACTTTATTAATATTATGAGGATCAATAGTGAATTGTTGTGCTGCTGCTTTAGCCTTAGTTCTAAGATAATATATACCTGTTTTAAGACCTTTTTCCCAAGCATAGAAGTGCATTGCTGTCAATCTATTATAATCTGGGTTTTCCATCCATAAATTCATACTCTGACTTTGACATACGAATATACCTCGGTCAGCCGTCATATCAATCAACGATTTCATTGGTATTTCCCACGCAATCTTATATTTCTCTCTAATACACATAGGAATTTCATCAATATCTAGAACAGAACCTTTATTAAGAATAATCTTATTCTTCATTTTTTCACTCCATAGTTCATAACCAATAAGTTCATTAATTAGATATTTATTAATTATGATGAATTCACCTGCGTTTGTACCCCGTGTATATAAATTACTCGTAAACGGTTCAAAACATTCATTATTTCCCAATATTTGACTTGTTGATGCAGTTGGCATTGGAGCTACTAATAACGAGTTCCGTAATCCATATTTTTTTATATAATGTTTTAATGAAACCCAATCATAGTTTAGTTCTGTAGAGAGAGAAGAATTATCCCACATATCAAATTGTAGTACCCCTTTACTTGCTGGAGAACCTTCAAATGAAGAATAAGAACCTAATAAATTACACTCATTGTTAGGATCAGTATTAAATACAGTATTCATCCCTTCCATTGTATCTATTATATATTTTTCATCATATTCATTCATATATAGTTTTTCTTTTAATTTCATATATTGTTCTTCTTGGTTCTCTCCTTCACCCATTAAATAAGGAATATATGTTTGTAGTTCTGTAGAACGCTCTTTTGCGATGGAATTACTTTCAAGCAATGAGTAATAATAAATAGTTTCGAAAATATTCCTGTTTATTTCTCTCGCTTCTTCACAATCAAAAGGCAAATTCATAATAGCAAATATATCCGCTAGACCCTGAATACCAATTCCAACAGGTCTATGTTTCAGATTACTCCTCCGTGTTTTATCTGTTGGATAAAAATTAACATCTATAACTTTATTTAAATTGCGTGTGATTGTCCTAGTAACATCACCTAACTTTTCATAATTAAATACTGGTCTTGAGTAGTGAACGAATTCCTTATATCCACCAATTTTCTCTCCATTTATAAATACTTGTGGAACACTATTAACATTATATTTATCGTAAAATATAACTCTATCTTTATCATCATCCATGTTTATTTCATCATATTCAATAAAGTTTGTATCCATTAAATATTTTACCATTTTACAATAAATACAGTTTTTTCTAGAATATATAATTACATTTTTTGCTTCATCATCTAATATATCTATATCAATTAAGTCCTTCATCTTCTCATTTCTCTCTATAAACATAGGTAGTCCAATAGACGCCAAGTTACATACAGCAGTCTCTTCATCGTTTGAATATTCTATAATTTCAGTACATAAATTAGAACTCTTAATAGTTCCAAGATTTTTCTGGTTTGACTTCATATTCGATGGATCTTTATATAACATATATGGTGTACCTGTTTCAATCTGGCTATCGAGAATAGAGAACCATAGTTTACGGGCTGATATAGTCTTATTACCACGTCCTTCATTTTCATACTGTGTATATAATTGTTCAAATTTCTCTCCACAAGCATCACTCAAACCTGGACATTTATCAGGACACATGAGCGTCCATAATCCATCGTGTTTTACCCTTGTCATAAATAAATCTGGAATCCATAGAGCATAAAATAGGTCTCTTGCCTTCGTCTCTTCATCCCCATGGTTCTTCTTTAGTTCTAGAAAATTAAAAATATCCCCATGCCAAGGTTCTAGATATATTGCAAAGGAACCATTACGTTTTCCACCTCCCTGGTCTACATAACGGGCAGTATTATTGAATACCCTAAGCATAGGCACAATCCCGTTGCTTGTCCCATTTGTCCCGCGTATATGGCTACCACTTGACCGCACGTTATGAATATGCAACCCAATACCCCCCGCCCACTTAGAAATAGAAGCACACTCTCCAAGTGTATTATATATCCCGGTAATACTATCATCTTCCATTGATAATAAATAACAAGAACTCATTTGAGCACGAGGAGTTCCTGAATTAAAAAGTGTTGGTGTAGCATGTGTGAAATATTTCATACTCATTAATTCATATGTTTTAAATGCGCTTTGTAAATCCCACCCGTGAATACCGAGTGATACACGCATCCACATGTGCTGTGGTCGTTCAATAATCTCATTATTATATCTCATTAGGTATGCTCTTTCAAGTGTTTTAAATCCAAAAAAATCTATATCAAAATCCCGAAGATATTTAATAACCGCGTCAATTTCATCACCATGTTGACAAACAATTTTATATAATTGGTCTGATATTTTAGGAGCACTAACACCATGTATATCCTTAAAATCATATAATTTTTTCATAACAAGAGTGAATGAATTCTCTGTATTTTTCTGGTGATTGGATATAATTATCCTGCTTGCCAATTTTCCATAATCAGGATGAAGTGCCGACATTGTAGCACATTCCTCAGATGTTAGTTCGTCAATACTAGTTGTTTTAATTCCATCATATAATTGTTCAATGACTTTCATAGTAAGTCCAGTATAATTTATAGATAGCGGTTCGTGCAATACCATTGACCCCATTTTTTTAACCCTACTAAGAATCTTATCAAATGATACTGTTTCTAAATCACCATTTCTTTTTTTTACACTCATCTCACCTGTATCTTTACTATTAATTAATTTCGCATGTTTTGATTGAATATTAGACATTACCTCAACAAAATATATAATGTATAATGTATGTTTAATTTTAAGTATGTTTTAAAGAATGAATAATAAGATTATGAAATAACATATCAATTTAAATATATATAACTGATTATATACAAACTATTATATAAATGGGCGTTGATGTGTGTGTATACGATGATAATTATAATATTATTCCAAAAAAATATTTTATAAAATTGGGATTTCCTTCTGATAATTTACGTGATTTTGGTATTAGTGGTGGATGGGTTTCATATTTTGAAGAACTAGTCGGTATAACTAGAGAGAAACATAATATTAATTATTTGGCTATGACTATGAAACAAAATAATTATGAAGATTTAAATAAATGGTATAATCATATACTAAAAAAAGATAGACAAGATGATATTATTAGTGAATATTTGAAAGTATGTATTGATGAGAATTTTACACTAGTTTTTTGGTAAATATTAAATGATATAATATATAATTTACATAACTAATATAAATATATAAATCCAGTTTATAATTAAATAAAGTAAGACTTAAAACCTAAGATCTAATAATAAAATATGACAATAAATAATAAGATATATCTAATATTAAATACTCCATCACATGAGCAAGAGCGTGTTCTTAAAGCACTAGATAATTATAATGTAATTGTTGATTCTGTTGCCGGTAGTGGTAAAACAACTACTAATTTACACGTTGCTAAGAAATTCTTTAAATCAAATATATTACTTTTAACATATAATTCAAAACTGAAAATAGAGACACGCGAAAAGGTAAAAACATACGGTATTGAAAATCTGGAAGTCCATAGTTATCATTCATTTTGTGTAAAATATTACGATAATGGTTGTTACAGGGATAATGAGATATATAAATTATTAGATTGTAACAAAATCCCAATAGAAGATTTCAAATATGATATTATTGTAATTGATGAAGCACAAGATATGAACCCGTTATATTATAGATTAGTGAATAAAATTTTCATAGATAATGGAGAGAAATATAAAAACGAATATAATACAACATCAAATAACTTTTATAAAACTAAAATCTGTGTTTTGGGTGATAAATTCCAATCTATTTATGATTTTAACAATGCGGATAACAGATTTATACGATTTGCTGATAAATGTTATAAATTTAATGATTTAAAATGGAAAATAACACCTTTAACAGAGAGTTTTAGAATTACTGAACCAATGAGTGGGTTTATAAATAATTGTATGATTGGACAAGATAGGATAAAATCAATAAAACCTGGCAGAAAACCCGAATATATAATATGTAATACATTTGGTAATTACCACAACGGAGGATTAATCCAATTTAATAAGATAAAGAATGCTATTTATAACGGAAAATATAAACCAGATGAAATTTTTATATTAGCACCATCTATAAATTCTAAATCAAGTCCTGTTAGAGCATTGGAGAATAAAATAAAATTATCTATGCCTGATATACCGATATATGTACCATCAAGTAATGAAGATAAAGTAGATAAGAGTATTATTGAGAATAAACTGGTTATTTCTACGTTCCACCAAACAAAAGGATTGGAGAGAAAATTGGTATTCATATTTAATTTTGATGACTCATATTTTAAATATTATAAGAGAGATGCTGACAATCAAGTATGTCCCAACGAATTATATGTTGCGATCACAAGAGCAACAGAGCATGTTGTATTATTTCATCATTACAAAAATAACTTCCTCCCTTTTTTGAATGAGGATTTGATAGAAGATTATGCGGATGTTACACAAATAGAAGATTTGGATATCCCTGTAAATAAAAGTGTAAATGAAGATATTAAACATATGAACTATAGTGGTAATCCTGGAAATACGACGGCAATTTTAGAAACTGATGTTGATAATAATAATACTAATAACAAATCCAAACATATTAGTGTAACAACCATATGTAATCATATGCCAAGCAAAGTTATAAATGATTGTATGAAATGTATAACTGTAAATATTATAAGAGAAAAACGTCATACAGGTATTAATATACCATCTAAAACTGAGAGAGATACCAGTAAAAAAAATCACTTTTATAAGAACAAAACTATTGAGAGTATTAGTGAGATTAATGGTTTAACCATACCAATATATTATGAATATATATTGAAAGGGAACCTTGATATATTAAATATATTACCTGAAAATGAAAATCAAACTCTTCATTCAGATAAATTAACTTTAGCACTTCATAAGATAGAAAATAATAAGAAGAAACAGCAAGATAATATGGAAAACAAAGATAATAACAAAACCAAAATCATAGATTTATCATACAGGGATATAAATAAAATTAGAGAGAAGCTCAATAATAAGACCCTAACAATAAACGATTGTTTATATATAGCAACACGATATAATACATATAAAGATGGATATTTATTCAAACTTAAACAAATCCAAGATTTCGATTGGATATCTAATGAATGTCTTAATAAGTGTATGAATAATCTAAATTCGTTGAATATATCAAATAAAGCAGTATTCGAAAAATACATATCTACTGAATTTATTGCAAATAATATTAAATATTCAATAAATGGTATTATGGATTGTATAGATGGTAATGATGAAAATCAAGTAAATATATATGAATTTAAATGTACGAGTGATTTAGAAGAGACACATATATTACAACTGGCTATTTATGCATTTATTAATGAAACTGAGAGATTGAATTATATTCTAAATAATGAAAAAACACAGAGTAAAATATATGGTTATACAAATAATGAAATAGCAGACAAAGAAACGAAAAAAAACCTAAATAAAAAATACAATTATTACTTATATAATATATTTAATGATGAATTACTTGAAATCAAATTTGAATACAGTAATTTAGTTAAAATGATTGATATGTTAATACGAACGAAATTCGCAAAGAAAAAAACACTTACGGATTTTCAATTTATTTCTAACCTTAATAAATATTAAGCAAAAAAAATTGATTAAAAATAATCCAGATAAAACAGAGACATCAATAAGTTTATACTTAGAAAGCAACTAATATTATGACTATTTATGCTGTAATTGACGATGGTGATAAAAAACAGTTTAATTTATTATCTCAATTACTAGAATATGAAAAATATCATAATATTGTAGAATTGTATTGTTATAATGAAGAATTGTATCATTTACCAACAATTTTACCAAAATCATTGAGAAAATTAGACTGTAATAATAATTGTATAGTAACATTACCAGAATTACCTGATAGTCTGGAAGTATTAAATTGTAGTGTTAACAAGATTAAATGTTTACCGATAAAATTGCCTTCTAATCTTAAAATACTTAATTGCTCTCGCAATTACTTAGTAATGTTGCCAAAAGATTTACCTGAAACGATTATGGAAATAGATTGTAGTAATAATATTCTAACAGAAATACCGAAGTATTTTCCACCAACAATGAAAGGTGTCTTTAATTGTAGTAATAATTTTATTGAAACTATTCCCAACGATTTAGATTGTAGTTTCTATAATTTAAATATTTCATATAACAGGTTACAGAATATCCCAATTAAACTACCTGAAAGCATTAAAGAATTGAATTGTAGTTACAATCGTATTAGTGGTTATCTCAGATATATACCATCAAATATTTTAATATTTGAGTGTTATCATAATAAAATAACTCGCATTCCTAATAATTTAGGTAATGTAAGATATTTTGATTGTTCAGATAATATGATAAGAAAACTGCCTTATAATATGAGTGATGTATTGGAACATTTAGATTGTAGTAAAAATAGAATATATCATTTAGAACATGAAATACCTAAAACAGTAACATCTTTTATTAGTGATACAAATATTTATAAACCAAACCTTGCAGGATATTATATTAAATATAAAATTTTGGGTAACATTAGAAATAGTATAAAAAAATCTATATCAGATAGTGATAATATGGTATGTAATGATGAAATTACTACATTTAATTATTCCTCAAATATATATAATGATACTTTAATAAATCCGTTCATTCCAAAAAATTATAACAAAAATCTTGGTTTGTTTCATAAGGATAATACATATTATTTAAAAATGCGTATTATACATTATATTGATATTGTAACGGGGATATTTAAATAATAAGGATATTGATTGTATCCCAATAGGAGTGTGTTTCGCATAGAAAATAAGGAGCGAAACACAACCCTATATTACAGATAATAAATATATTATTTATTATAATATTGTAGATGACATTGTATGTAATAATAGAAAAGATAATGAAATTAAATTACAAAATAAATCACTAACAATAGTCGCAACTAATTCCAGTAATATATACTGGTTTAATAAAATAAAAAACAACATAACACATTATATTAATAGGGTTAAAAATTTTTCGATTAGATTATTATGTAATTATATTTGTGCCTCGAAAAGTAAAACATGTCTAGGATGAAGAACAAAATTAGAATATCCTTTTAAATCTATAGTTAAAAATATTACAAACAAAATTACAAACAAAATTTTCGGAACTATTGACATATTAACCTGTACAGTATTAAACTTTGATTTTTATAAATAAAGTTTCTCTAATATATTATTAATTATAACATAATGATTTTTTTGAAAATCCGGTTGGTTTAATAAAATATCTTTCTAATAATTCTTTTTTATTGAAATTATATGATTGTACAATATACCATAAACAACTCGTACATATATAATCATTATATCCATTTTTATGGTATACACCAAAAATTTCATTTATAATTTCAGCAAATTTATTATTTTTGATTTCTTGGAGATCATGACAAAATATTAACGGTAGTAATTTTTTGTATTTTTCTAATATATTATTAATTTCAATTTTATTATATTGATAACATTTTCGACATCTTGGATTACAATTTTTTAATATTTTTTCAATCAAATTATTCTTATTTATATCAATACTTATATACTTACTTAAATCTTCTAAATCCATTATATTTTATAACAGTATATAAATATAAGCTGTATAAAACTTAATAATTACTATTAATTATCTTGTATTTAAGTTGTTCATCTATAAGCTGACCAAATTCAATAGTAAAATTAAAATCTTGGTTCTTAAAATCAACCAAACGTCCATCGTGAAACCTGAATTTAAATCTTAATTGTCTTATATTTTGAAGAGGGACTTTAAAATTTGTTATGTTAAATATCTCACAATTCTGTCCTAAATATTTTTTTAATCCGTCATGTTGTCTAATAATAGGTATTTTTGCGAAAGCGTTACTTGTCCTACCAGTATAATCGCTATTATTCAATAGAACAGGGTAAGGATCTAATTCATCTATATTATTATATTTATTTACTTCCATATAAATAACATTATCACTATCTAAGTTGAGAATAAAATCAGACTGTGAATAATATATTTTATTGTCTGTTTTATCTGTAGAAGCAGGTATAACTAAATTAATAGAATCTATAGTATAAGGTCCTTCTTTTGTACAAGCATCATAAACACCCCTTTCATATCCAATATAATATGGAAACCCCCATTTTGTTGGATTACAAAACACATGCTGAAAACCACATTGAGTATTATATTCTATATTTTGAGAGAAATATAAATTGTAAAAATCACGATTATTAATAAATTCTATTTTATGTGAGGATGGATTATATTTAATAATAAAATTATCGTATGTATAACCTACCGGAAGTGTATAACTTGCATCTATTAATGTTTGTGTAATTGTAAAATTCATTTTATTTTGTATCTCATCAGCAAGACTTATTGGTGTATAATATCCTTCATCTATACAGATTTCATATTTTCCATCTTTTTTATAATAATCATCGAGTGCGTCAAAAGCATAACTTAGGTCGGGATTGATAATCTGACTAGGTTCTATATCTATTATGAATTTTGTATTTTGATAATTATTTGAGAATGTATAAAGTTTTGTTGGGATTGTAATATCTGATAATTTCATGTATATAATATTAGTAAGGTCGCAAGGTAATATTATGTCAAAACAATTTGAGTTTAAAAATTTAAAATGATCCCTATCTTCTGTATGGATAGTTACGTGTTTTTTTTCTAAAAAAAAAGTCTGTTCTCTTTCAATTAATGGGTGATTTTGTTGGGAAAACATGATATTATACTTATATTATGTAATATTATTTTTATTGTTATTATTATAATTTGATATAATAAAAACATAATATTTAATCAGGTTATTCACTTATTTATTCAATTACTTAAACATATACTCACGAAGACAATTGTTTATTTATTAATTATTGATTATTGATTATTAATTATTGATTATTAATTATTGTCTAAAATACCAGCGTAAAGAAAAGTATGGTGGGAATACATCCATTGATTTATTCATGCTCATATTTGGACCCTTCTCAGCAATTGCTAATATTTCTCTAATAGATAAACCATAATCATGGTACCATAAATCAGATAAAAGTCCATCAAATCCACCATTCATATTTACATATACATCTCCATAGTTTTGTTTTGGGACACTATTAAATTTATGACGGTTTACTATTGTGCCATTAATATATGTGTCCATTTTATCGCCTTCTACCCTAATTATTACATTAATCCATTTATTTAATGGGATGTCCTTAATGTTTACTTTCTCAGTAATATTGTTATAAGTGTTCATTATGACAACAAGATTATTTGTATTTTTATCTAAATATAACCCGGGTGCATTATTGGGCATGCTCATACCATCACTATTTCCACCTGAAAACCCATCATTGCCCTTATGGAATATATGTTTGAATTTGCCGTCTTGTTTTAATTGCTCCACAAATAACCAAACAGACCAAGAGAACTCTATACCGTTATTTTGATCTACAGAACGCATAATGGTTACACTCCCACTTGATTTTGGATCTTGTGGGATCATTTTTGCTACATGTCCTGGTTTCATACCATCTACTAATTTTGGGTTTGATGTTGGAGCCATAAAATATGTTATTAATGATGTTCCAACACGTAAAATAAGAACAAATGCGATCATAACAAGGACGAGAAATGCTATCTTTGCAACTAAAGTGTTGGAGTTCAAAAATTCTTTACTACCTGATATATATCTATTTGAACCAAATGTATTTCCAATATTAGACAATGATTGTCCGTATCCCTGAGTTAATCTTGTAAATTGTTCGCTCATATTTATATAATATATATTAAGAAATAAACTAATATATATTAATCGTTTTACTTTATATTAAACTATAATTTTAACCCGGTGATTATCCAAAACTCTAAACTCTAAACAACAAAATTTATATTTCAAAACTATTAATTTCTTTATTGTCCTTTACAAATGCGAATTTTACACGATATTTATTAAATAAGTTGCTCATAGATGAGCCACCAAAACCTTCTTTATAAATGTTATATGCTTGTGAAGGATTTACACTATCTGCAATGTATCTAAAATTGCTGACAAAGCCTGAAAATCCACCATCTGGAGTTACAAATATATTTGATGCTGGGTTCATTTTTGGAACCCCAGGGAGGAGGCATGTTCTTACTAATTTACCATCTAAATATAAATCTAAAGCCCTGTCATTTATAGACATTATAAGGTTTGTCCATCTCTGTAATGGGACATCATCTAACGTACAAGTATGATTTTTACCAGTGGTGTTTGATCCAGTTGTTGGATAAGTTGCTAAAGTAACATGGATATTATTCACTGAAGGGGTAAATTCTACCATTGGTGCTACCCCACCATCTTGGTCTTTACGTGCGAATATAACTTTTGATTGTCCATAACGGTAGTTCCAATCATTTACGAAAACCCAAATAGAAAATGTATAATTAGAAGATGCACCAGAAGGCAATGAACCAGCAGAAATAACTTTTTGTGCTCGTGCGTCGTTCATTTTTACAAGCATTTGGTCTGTCTTACTAGAAAAGAAATAATAATATGCAAAATATAAGACAACAAGCACTATTACAGTAAATATAATTGTTTTCGTATTCATAATATATTATATATTAAGATAATTTTAAAAAAAATAAATAAAAGAAACTAAATAAAAGAAACATATGTTAAGAAATATTCTTAATAATTTACAAATAAAATTAATACGGTCTTTTTTTATTCCTTAGAATTTCATATAATGTATTTATTTTTGCTTTTGATAATGTATTTTTATAATATATTACATTACATATTCCTCCTGGATATCCTTTCTGTTCTCCTAATACTATATTATCCATTCTTAAATATGGAAGTATTTTATTTTTAGTCCCTACTAATTCCCCATTCATAAATATATCTGTTATCCCACTATTGTAATTAATTACTATATTATTCCATTTTTGTAATTGTATATTATTACTGCTATATATAGTATCATATAGACCTTCCTTCCCTTTTTTCATAGTAACCCTTAAGATATTATCTTTACCGTTATATTCTATCTTAGGGTTACCACCATAGTCTAAAATAGATGCGTATTTATTAGTAGAAACCCTATAATTCTCACCTACATCATCCAAGAATAACCAAAAACTAACGGAATAATTATAATTATAATCAGGGTTGTTTATATCTTCATTATCATTTTCCCCCGATGGTTCCATTTTACTACCCTTATGTAAGTTTTCAAATGTCCCTACAGTATGTATAACATCTGTATATACTGGTTCTCCCAATAATAAAGTTCCATCATGTGTAAATATTTTATCCATTATGTAAGGAACCAAGAAATATAACACTACGAATATAATTTCTATACCAATAATTTTATATATAAAATTAGGGGTTGTTTTAATATCATTCATAAAAAATGCATAATAATTTATGACAAATTCTGGAATTCCAAATGTTAAATTGAATAACTTATTACCAAATGAACTATTTTTTATTTTTTCATAATATGCTGATTTTCTTATGTAATATGAAATAATATATAATCCAAACACTATTAATCCTAAATTGATTAAAAAACTAACAATATTATTAGCAAATACAGATGACGTAAAAATATATAATAATATAAAAAATACCGTTAATACTAAAGTTATTCCTACGATAAATTTGGTATATTTGAATATATTTGAATTTATACTATCACCACTATTCATGAATTTGCTCATAATCCCTATGCTCCATATTGTTCCTATTATGATAAAGGCAATATTTGTATAATATTCGTATTTTTGCATGGTATAATTTGAGGATCTAAACAAGAATATATAAAAGAAAATTATATAAAGCATAAGGAGTGTTGAACTAATAAGTGGTGTTTTATGTAATTTTACATATGAAAATAATATGGATGAGTAATACTTTATTCTCTCAAAAAAAGTAAGAATGTATTTATAAAAATCCATTATTATAGCGTAGATATATATATTATCAGTATATATTTGTTGTTAGATAATGTGGATAATGTATAACCTATATATTTCACTCCATCTTAATGAACAATTTCAAAATTCTGCAATATATTATATACACTTTCTAAAATATCTTTTTTCTCTTTATCATAATCACGGATACAAGAAGTAGACTCATCATATGTTTTAAAATCTATAGCACTAACTTCGCTTTTCTGATAATTTGTTAAGACATTATTCTTATTGCATGATATTGGCATATTAATTTTAGCAAGATAATATTTATGTTTATATGATTTAAAGTTTGAACCGTTAAATATTTCTTCAAATGGTTGAATGTTATATATAACGTTTATGTTGTTATTATTAATACCTGTTTCTTCACTAAATTCACGTATTGCTGTATTTAATTCTTTCTCTCTGTATTCACGTCTACCTTTTGGAAAACCCCATTCTGGTTCTTCCCATGAAGTCTCTACATTAGATAGACATGATTCTAAATTATAGAACTCACTTGTAGTAGAAATACCATTAACAAGAGCCTCATATTTCTCCTTGGAAATATATTCTTCATTTATATAACGTTGTTTTAATTTCATATTTCCCCATAATTTATTCCAATTATAATTAAATCCATTCTTAAGATAACTTCTCTCTTGCACTGTCATCTCATTAAGTAGGTTCATTATATATGCTTTATTATGTAATTGATATTTCCCACGTATAAAATCAACATATCCTAATGTGTCTTTTCTACGAATCAATAAGAATTGATAATCTTTAATAGTCTTATTGAAATAATATCCTATAATACCGATGCTTGTTATTGGAAATTTAGTATTATTATTATCACTTGTTGCAATATATTCACCTTCTGTAAATATATTTTTATCGTTCATGATAGAATCACAATAATCGTCTTTACAAATTGATTTATTATGATTATTATGACCTTTAATAATAAATTTTTTATTATATGCAAAGCGTTCATTTTTACAAATATTATCTTTTGAACTAGTTGTATTTTTTATCGTTTTTGAATAATTAGAGATATTATTTGGAATATTATTTTTCCTTATATTAAACATTTCATGCTTCAATGAAGTATTTTTTTTTAAACATTTATTTTCGCGGTCACACCCATTATCTTTATATTTACAATTATTCATATTAATGTATAATTTATTATATGATATTAGTTATTATCTTTATCTTTTTATATTAATTGAATATAATGGAAAATTTCACAATAGCAAATATAAATGACACAATTATTTGGGATGAGAATATATGGGGTCCTCGTTTTTGGTTCTTTATAAATACCATGGCGATGACTTATCCAGTAAACCCACATGAAACAACAAAGAAAAAGTATTATGAATTTATACAAAATATGCCAATATTTTTACCTAATCCTGAATATGGAAATAATTTTGCTAAGTTATTAGATAAATATCCTGTAACGCCATATTTAGATTCTAGACATTCCATATTAAAATGGGTTCATTTTATACATAATAAAATAAATAAGGAACTTAAAAAAGATGAAATTACATTTGATGAATTTATAACATCATATTGTCACATATACACTAATGACAGAGAGAAAGATAATAAAACTTATAAATGGAAAAATAAAGTAATATATTTTTGTTCTATTTTAGCACTCATAGTTAGTGTATATATAGGATATAATATTGGCGGTAAAGGGATATAATTTTAAGATAAACTATATATGAGTAATATTTTTTTTAAAAGTATATTATAATGAGATTTGAAATTATATTATTGTTGATAACGATAGCTCTTGTATATAATACATATTATGATGGAAAATTAATAAATATGATTAAAATAGACGTAAAATATTTTAAAATAGCATCTTATGTAGCAATAGCATTCGTTATATATATATTCATAAAGAAACAACCATTTCAAACTAGATCACTATTAATACATGCTAATGATATAATACGTTATATGCCGATAGATAAAAACTCAAAAAATATTATAACCCCAATTTTGGATTATACGAAGGATAAATTTTTAACAGGCATTGATAAAGATAATATAGGATATGATAGGAGTAACGAGACCCATACAGTGGGTGGGTTATCTCTATCTGGAGGTGGATATAAGCCAACACAGGATAACCGAATTATTAACTCAGGGAAAAATACTAATCATAAAAGGTCTGTGAGCGAGACTAAGAAAAAATATGTTGCTTCTAATCAATCATGGAAATGTGGACACTGTAACGACCCTTTAGACCATACATATGAAATAGACCACATAATGGATTTACAACATGGAGGGGATAATAATGTAAACAATCTAATTGCGTTATGTAGAAATTGTCATGGTAAAAAAACAGTTCAATCTAAACTATAATTAAGTATGAAGTTAAAATATAAATATAATAGAATATCTAATATAATATTATATTAAGTAATGAGTTCAAAAATAAGGACTTCTCCCAGTGGTTCAAATAGTATTCAAATAAAGAAAACTAGGAAACGAATACCATTGTCAAGGAAGAAAAAATTAGTTATTAAATCACAACTACCTCAACCGACAATATCACAACCACCACCACCACCACAAACGGGTAATAAAGTTGTGGATATAGTAAAAGAACCAATATATGATAATTTTGATAAAATAATTAATGACATAAAAGGTTTCGATAAATGGTATAATAATCACGATAAAGAATTACAGAAATTATTATTAGAGTTCCAAAATAGAGAGAGCATTATTTTAGGCAATAACCCAGATAAATTGCAGTTTTTATATCCTCATTTATTAGACCCTAATTTTAATATAAAAATAGCAGAAAAAAAAGAATTCAATGATTTAGTATATGATACTGATATAAAAGATGTAGAAGAAGAGGCAGATTTAATGTGTAGTGCGGGGTTTGAAATATCACCCCATCAGATATTTGTGCGAAATTTTCTCTCTTCATTAACACCATATAACAGTTTATTATTATATCATGGATTAGGAACAGGTAAAACGTGTTCGGCAATATCCGTGTGTGAAGAAATGCGTGATTATATGAACCAGGTTGGGATACAAAAGAAAATTATTATTGTAGCATCACCTAATGTCCAAAGTAATTTTAGATTACAACTATTTGATGATAGAAAACTAAAAGAAGTAAATGGATTATGGGATTTGAAAGCATGCACAGGTAATAAACTATTGAAAGAAATAAATCCTATGAATATGAAAGGATTATCTAAAGTTAAAATAGTGAAACAAGTGAATAAAATAATAAATAAAGGATATGTCTTTATGGGATATATAGAATTTTCAAACTACATCACAAAATTAAAAAGCCAATATTTAGTTGAAGGAGATGAAGACCAAACAAAGAAAAACAAAGAGAGAGCCCTTAAAAGAGAGTTTTCGAACCGTTTAATTGTTATTGATGAAGTCCATAATATCAGAATTAGTGGAGACAATCCAAATAAAAAGATTGCTCAAAACTTACTTGATATGGTGAATTATTCCGATACATTAAAGTTATTATTATTATCAGCTACTCCTATGTTCAATAGTTATAAAGAAATAGTATGGCTCATAAATTTAATGAATATAAATGACGGGAGACCCAAAATAGAAGTGCGCGATATATTTGATAAAAAGGGAAATTTCAGAGTAGATGGTTCAAATGAAGTTGGTAAAAATCTGTTACTGCAAAAGATGAGGGGATATGTATCATTTGTCCGTGGAGAGAACCCATACACATTCCCATATAGGATATACCCAAGTGATTTTAATAAATTACTAACATTGAAAAATCCTGGGTTTGAATACCCAAAATATCAATTAAATGGATCATCAATTATACAAGGTATAGAATATTTAGATATTTTTATAAATAAAATAGGCAATTACCAAAAAATAGGATATGATTTAGCGAAACAGAAATTAAAATCAAATTTACCGGATGAAGTAACCATGGATAAAGGGATGGGATGGACGAATGTGGAATTACCATTACAAACTTTAAATTTCGTATATCCCAATTCAAGATTAGATGAATTTATTGAGAACCCCAAAAAAGAAGAGAAAATAGACATTCGTAGTTTTATTGGACGACAAGGATTACTACAAGTAGTATCTTACAATGATAAAACAAAGCGTGATTTTGAATACAAACAAAAACCTTATGAGAAATATGGTAACATCTTTTCATCCGATGGATTACAAAAATATTCTATGAAATTACACAATATAATGGGTTTAATAAAGAAATCAAAAGGAATTGTATTATTATATTCTCAATATATCGATGGTGGTTGTGTGCCAATTGCTCTAGCATTAGAAGAATTAGGCATTACCCGACTAGGGAATGATAATCTATTTAAAACTGAACCAACACCCAAGATTGATTCTATTACTATGAAGGCAAAAACCGAACTTGATAAGGATAAGGATCATATATTTAATCCAGCAAGATATATTATGATTACTGGAGATTCCAAATTATCCCCCAATAATTTAAAAGAAATAAAATCGGCAACAAATGAGGATAATGTAAATGGAGAGAAAGTAAAGGTTATTATTATTAGTAAAGCAGGTTCAGAAGGGATTGATTTAAATAATATTAGACAAGTTCATATAATAGAACCATGGTATAATATGAGTAGAACGGATCAAATCATTGGGCGAGCGGTGAGGTTCAGAAGTCATTGTAGATTACCATTTGCGGAGAGAAATGTAGAGATATATTTACACGGTAGTATTGAAGACAAAAAAGTAGCAGGATCCCCAAATGAAGAAGATGTGGAAGATAAATATGATGAAAATGATAGAGAAGAAGAAACAATAGATATGTATATATACCGAATGGCAGAAAAGAAATCGATACAAATGGGTAATGTTTCTCGTGTTATGAAAGAGAATGCTATAGATTGTTATTTGAATGAGGGATTGAATAATTTAACAGAGAGAAATATGAAACAAACCGTTAAATTGTCACTATCAACCGGGTATAATATAGATTATAATGTAGGCGATAAAAAATTCACACAGATATGTGATTATATGGAAAAATGTGATTTCAAATGCAAACCTGAAATAGATAAATCAGAATTAAGTGTTAATATGGATAGTTATAACGAAAATTTTATTATTTTGAACATAGATAAGATAATATCTAATATAAAAGAATTGTTTAAAGATAGATATTTATATAAAAAAGATGATTTAATTAAATTGTTAACACACACTAGAAAATACCCCCTTATCCAAATAAATAAAGCATTAGATTACCTGATAAATGAACGCAATGAATATATTATTGATATGTTAGGGAGATTAGGACACTTGGAAAATATAAATGAGATGTATTTTTTTAAACCAATAGAATTAGAAACCAAACATATAACAATTGAAGATATGAATAGACCGTTTGATTATAAACATAAATCTATAAAATTTAATCTTCAAGATAATATAATGGAAAGTTCTATACTAGAGAATATACCCAAAAAAATAGTAGATAAAGATAAAAAGGGAGATGCTATAAAAGAAAATATTTCGGGTGTATTAAAAAAATTACTAGATACCTATTATTTAATAATAGAGACAAAAGATGTAATTCGTGGAGACAACGATTGGTTTAAGCATTGTGGAGTTACCATTCAAAAATTATCAGCAGAAATAAATTTAGACATATTGAATTCATTCGCATTGCATCATTTAATAGATATAATGGATAATAATGATAAGATGAAATTGATAGAATACCTGAATATTAGAGAGAAAATAGGGAATATAATTATGGATGACATTTTCTTTGAAAAAATAGAAAATTATATAAATAAAACACTATTGATAGAATTAAATGAAAGTATGGGTGGTGCTAAAGGATATTTATTAGAAAATAAAAATGCGATAAATTTATATGTATTGAATAGTGAAAATATTTTAGAGAGAGCAAAACCAACAGATATAGATGATTTCAGAGAAGAACTCCAGAAAAAGATTTTAGATATTAGCCAAATTAGTGATTTTGTAGGATTTATGATGGCTATTAATAAATCAGGGATGATTATTTTTAAGACTAAAAATATGCTTGATAAAAGGTCAAGAGGTGCAAGATGCGATCAAGCAGGCAAAAAAACACAATTAAAGATATTGAATCAAATATATGGAGAAACTGAAAAATATACAAGTAGTAATAGCAAAGATAGTAAAATACCGCAATTATGTAGCGAACAAGAATTTTTGCTACGTTATTATGATGGAATAAGAAAAGATGGGAAAAAGTGGTTTTTCAATTATGAAAATGCACTATTTAATAAGATTGATAAAAATTAAATAATCACTATAAAACAGTAATAATATATATATATATATATATGGATATATGTGGAGGTAATATAAAATAATTAAATTATCAAGTTCTAATCTAATAAATCCAATAAATCTAATAAATCCAATAAATCCAATAAATATATAAATCTAATAAAAATTGATTAAAAATAAATAATAAATTTAAAAGAATAATTATATATATAATAATGTCTAGTACCCAAAAAGAATTAAGAACTAATCAGCAAAAAAGGTCAGATAATATAACTACATTAATTGGTGAAAAAGATGTAAAAAAACCAGATTTAACAAGTGATGATAAACACCGTAAAGGATTAGGAATTTATATGTTACAACTTATTCATAGAAAAATTACATTACCATTCATACTCATGGGTGGTAATATTGGGGAAATAATCCAGAGAAAGTTAATTGAAGATTTAGAAGGACGTTGTATTATCGAGGGATTTGTAAAGAATAACTCTGTAAGAATAATAAATTATTCGGCAGGTATTATGAAAAGTAATAATGTTGTATTTGATGTAATAGTAGAATGTCTAATTTGTTGTCCTGTTGAAGGGATGCGATTTAAAATTAAGGTTGATAATATCACAAAAGCAGGAATACGTGGAAGCAGTGGTAGTAAATCACCTGTTGATGTATTTGTTGCAAGAGATCACCATTATAAAGATAAATATTTCAATAATGTCCAAGTTGGGGATACAATTCAAATCCGTGTTTTGGGACAGCGGTATGAGATTAATGACCCAAAGATTTCTGTTATTGCTGAAATGATGAAACCTAAAAAGTTAATTAAACGTGATCCATCCAAGAAAATTAGACTAGTAATAAAGTAATAATCATATAATCACAAATTACAAATTACAAATTACAAAATAATTAGAGCAATATAATTATATTACTAGTTATAAACTTAAACATTATAATATAATTAATTATAATATATATATTCAATGTTATCAAATAGTGAATATCAAGAAAATAATACAGATAAATCAGAAAACACTAATGTTAATACAGATAATGAAACTACCAATGAAAATGATAATGAAAATGAATATAAAGTGTCTATAAGAGATAAAATAGAGTTATTAACATCGGGAGAACAAAAAGAAATATTTAGAATATTTAGAAAATATGATATTGAATATAGCGAAAATAGTAATGGTATATTTATCAATTTAATTAGTGTGAATAGTAGTATATTACGCGAAGTAGAAAATTATATAACACATTTATTAGTTATTGAAAAAGAAATAACAAATATAGAAAATCAAAAGAATGAAATTAAAAATAATTTTTATTAGATATGATAAAGTTTTATTATTGAAACAATATAAATATATTACCAGCAATATATTTATTAAATACTCAAATATGTCCCGTAATATAATAGATTTAAATTCTTTAAAAAAATATTATTTAACAGAGAATAATAGCAAGTATTTTACATCGTGGCTTGATAAATTACGATGTGAAAAAGAGCCAGATGGTAGTGATAAAATTAATAGTTATTATCATAATCAGGGTACCAATAAAACCCATAAGAGAAATGAAAACTATATTAAAACGCCTGTTGATTATAGAGTTATGGGTATGGGTATGGGTATGAATATAAATGTAGAAAACCCAGGAAAAGAAGGAGAACCTGAAACCTCAATAAATAAAATTAGTGATAAACAAGATATTAATTACTACATATATAATAAGAAAAATCATCTATTTTGGATTTTTTATATATTATTACACGGATATGATGAGTATAATTATCTAAATAAATCTCATATATTTGGCATTGAAAATAAAATAAGGTTTGAATTAATAGATGAATTGAATAGTAAAAAAGAAGACATTAAAATAATGTGTAAAAGATATAAAATAAAATATGATGGTATTATTCAGAACTTAGGAAATGGTGAAGATTTGGAAATGGATACATTCAAAATAATATGTATATTAAAAAATATTAATATAATATTTAAACGTTATTGTTTCATTGAAATTATGAAAAATGATGATAGTAATGATTTTTATTGTATTGTATTGAACTCACGACTTCATACTAATAATAAGAAACAATCAACAATAAAAACATTCAATTATAACTTATCTAAATTACATAATGATACAACTAATAGTATATTGAAGCTGTATGATAATGATGACAATGATAATGACCATGATGATAATACTTGTATTCATGATATGGGACATGAAGACGGACATGAAGAAGGACATAATGAGAAAGGTTACATAATAGTTAATAGTATAGAAAAGGCAGTTAAATCTATTGGGAATTATAAATTATCAGAGTTACAATATATAGCAAATAAAATTGGGATAAATATAGAAATAGAACTGGGAAGTATAAATACACTAGCAAAAAGAAAGAAAAAAAATAAGAGAAAGGTAGATTTATACCAAGAAATAATGGAGATCATATAAAAGAAAATAAAATAATAGAAATATCTAAATATCTAAATATAAAATTGATTATATAAGAATATAAAATAATAATATACAATTATAATATACAAAAATGAGCTTACAACGCGATAGTAGAACCCCAAAACCTGATATAAAGAATTTATTGGAACTATTTTATAACAATGCCAATACTACAGATATAACAGGGAGGAAGAATTTGGAGTTTGAGGTTCGTTTTGGCACACGTGGATTTAAAAAAATCACAAAAATAGATTTTGATAATGTAGCACAATATCTATTGTCTAAGGGTTTTAGAGTTCATAAAAATGATATATCTTCATTACGTGTTAGAAACCAATTCAATCACCCAAGGACAGGTAAAACAAAAATATCAAATCTACGAACCGAAATATACCATGATAATAATATTAGCAATTATTGTCGTAAAAACTCGTTAATGGAAGAGGGAACTACCGATTCTTTAATGCCTGGGATCGAATTTCTTCAAAAACTTTCTTATTTTAAGGAAAATAGTCAAGGAGAAGGCTCTGCTATGATTAGACCAGTTAATTTTGATGATTTAAATTTTAGAGTTACACTACAAGAAGAACGTAAATTAAAAGAGGGTAATGGATTAGTCAACCAATTATTAAATGATTGGAATGATAAAAAAAAATTATTTAGGTATTTAACTAGAACAACATTAGTTCATAAAGATTATCCATTTATTCAAGTAGATTTAAGTGTCGTGAAAACCTCAAACGCCAAAGAAAACGGCAATTTAATCCCAACATATAACGTTATTGAATCAAATGTGTTTAATAATCCGGAAAGTTATGAAGTTGAAATAGAAGTATTACCATTTAAGAGGGTTAGTTTTGATGATATGAATGATAAATTACGTTCCACTATAAAATATGTATTATGTGGGATACAACAATCAAGTTATCCTATTGGTTTAGACGAAATGCGAGCGATTAAATACAACTATATGGAGTTAGTTACAGGTAAACCACATGATAAAGGAATATATTCAAAACATTTTATTGGTCCATCTTCAATTACTTTAGAACTAAGGAATATACAGCCTCTAGATGATGATATGCGGAGTCCAAATATAAGAGAGAATTATTGTGTTACTGATAAGGCGGATGGATTAAGAAAGTTATTATATGTAAATGGTTCAGGAAAAATTTATTTTATTGACATGAATATGAACGTTCAATTTACGGGTTTAATAACTAAAAGTAGAGAACATTTTAATAGTATATTAGACGGGGAGCATATACAATATAATGATGTAGGTGAATATTCTAATAAATATATGATATTTGATGTATATTTTATAAATGGCGAAGACCAGAGATCGAAGGAATTTGCAAATTTACAAATCAGAGATGGAGATGACCAAGGAGAAGGAGAAGATGAATTTCTATTAACTGATTATAGATTTCATTTATTGGCACCATTTGTCGAAAGTTTAAATAGTATGCATGTAGTCCCAGGAAATGGTGAATTAATTATATCTATTAAAAACTTTTCATTTCCTTGGAGAACAAAAGACAGAAAAATATCTATATTTGAGGCTTGTAATGAAATATTAACTAATATCCATAATAAACATATTGGATATAATACAGATGGGTTGATCCTTACACCTTGTAATCTTGGTGTAGCAATGTCTCTAACAGATACAGAAGTAAAAAATTATAAAATTACATGGCAAAACTCATTTAAATGGAAGCCTCCACATCATAATACTATTGATTTCTTAGTTACTACACAAAAAGAAGAAAGCGGTAAAGATGAAACACATAATATATTTAATGATGGTAAAGATATGTCATCAATGGATCAAATAGTTCAATATAAGACCCTTATATTAAGGGTTGGGTTCGATGAGTCAAAACATGGGTATATAAATCCTTGTGAGATGGTTATACAAAATAAGTTACCAAGTGTATCAAATATTGATGATAATGATAAATATAAACCAATTGCTTTCCATCCTATTAACCCGATTGATAATAAAGCATATTTATGTAATATTCAATTGAAGGAAATGAATGGGAATAAATATATGTCAACTGAAGATAATCTTGAAACATTTGATGATAATACTATTGTTGAATTTAGATATGATGAGAGTAAAGATGAAGGATGGAGATGGGTTCCGATAAAAGTAAGATACGATAAAACAGCTGAATTTAGAAATGGATTAAAAAATTTTGGTAATGCACATCATGTAGCACAGAGCGTTTGGAGTTCGATACATAATCCTGTTACTATTGATATGTTAAGAACAGGTATAAATATTCCTCCACTGCTTGACGATGATGATGTATACTATAATAGGGGTAGTAAAGATACCAGGAATAGAATGGGTGGATCTTCAAGGGCACTCCGTGATTTCCACAATTTATATGTAAAAAATAAACTTATTACAAGTGTGTCAAATCGTGGAGGTTCATTAATTGATTTAGCTGTAGGAAAAGGAGGGGATTTTACAAAATGGATTAAATCACGTCTTGGATTTGTATTTGGAATAGATATTTCTAGAGATAATATAGAGAATAGGTTGGATGGTGCTTGTGCTAGGTATCTTAATTATTTAAAGAAGGTTAAGAAAATACCAAGATGTTTATTTGTGCAAGGTAATTGTGGATTAAATATTATGAATGGTGATGCTTTATATACAGATAGTGGGAAAAAAATAACTCAAGCTATTATGGGGATGGGTCCAAAAGATGAAACAAAATTAGGAGCAGGGGTTTATAGATATTATGGAATAGGGCGTGAGGGGTTTGATGTAGTATCAACACAGTTTGCTATTCATTATTTCTTTGAGAACCCTGATACATTACATACTTATCTAGAGAATGTATCTAATATGTGTAAATTGGGTGGATATTTTACAGGAACAAGTTACGACGGGCGCAGTTTATTCAATGAATTGCGTGATTTAAAACCAGGTGATGCTGTAAATGAATATAAAAATGGAGAGAAAATATGGGAAGTTTCAAAATCATATGATATAGAAGAATTCAATAATGATACATCTTGTATTGGGTTAGCGGTTGACGTATATCAAGATACTATAAATAAAGTATTCCGCGAGTACCTTGTAAATTATGATTATTTGATTCAATTATTGGATAGTTATGGTTTTGATCTATTAACAAATGATGAAGCAAAAACAATGAAAATGCCGAATAGTATTGGTATGTTTGGGGAGTTATTCACACATATGATGAATGAAATAAAACGCAGTAAGACAACACGGACATTCGGGAAAACAAAGGAAGAAATGGAATATGGAACTGCAGATAAATTAGAATTTGATGATACTCAAAAACGTGTATCATTCCTTAATAAATATTTTATATTCAAGAAGACGAGACAAGTAAATGCAAATGAAGTAAAAAAAACGTATTTATCAGGTTCAAATTCTATTGAGAAAACAATGTTTGAAGATAGATTGACAAAACAGACAAGGGAAGAAATAACTGGTATATTAGATGATATTGATACGGATACTATACAACCTCCTATTAGTGAAAAACAAACAGTGAAAAAGATTATAAAAAGGAAAAAACCGACCAAATTTGTATTAAAATCAAGTATCGCAGTGCCGGAAAATGAAGAACGTGGTGAAACAATAGCGTCAACAACAGCAATACAAGCGCCTACTACAGTTATCCCTACTCCCATACCAACTATTGATATTCAACCATCACAAAAAGAGATATTGGCAACAAAAGAAATACCTGAGAAAAAACAGACAAGAAAGAAAACACGAAAAATAGGTAAATTTAAAATAACAAGGAAGATAGATGTGCAAGATAAAGAGTAAAATTAAAAATAATTATCAATTAAATAAAATATAGTTAGGTTATATTAGTGATAATTATTTGAAATATTTAAAAACCTAATTACCTACTAATATAAGATATATCTTATATAATATTCTATGTATCTTATATTTGAGAACAAGAAAATAATGAGTAATTTCACATTATATACTGATTTAGTAATTATTGTAGACCGTTCTGGTTCTATGGTCTCTATTAATAATGGGCATGTGGAACAAATTTATTCACTTATTAAAACTCAACAACAGTTATGTATTGATAAACCTGAAGCTGAGACAAAATTAACAATTATTACATTTGATGATGTAATTACTAATGTCGTTCTGAATAAAAATTTATCTAGTTACGATATCCCAGAAATTGAATATTTTATTGATGAATTAAAACCACGAGGTTTAACATCATTATTTGATGATGTGATTAAAGGTGTAAACGAACAAAAAGAACGATGTGAAACCCACATTAAGTCATTGAATAGGGAGTTGAGAACACTAGACCCAAAAATTAATAGGATTGTATATGTTATTACTGATGGTTACGATAATAAATCAACTAAGACCATCGAAAATATGAAAGAATTGTTGGATACTGAAGAAGAGGATAAGTATTTTAATACTATATTCCTTGGTGCAAATATCGGGGATGTAGAAAAACTATCTAGAACTATGTGATTTACTCCTGAACGTTCATTGACTATTAATCCAACATATAATGGTACTAATGTTGGAATGGCTATTGCTTCAAATTTAATTCGTGGAATTTCAACGAGTGCACGAACAGAACCATTCCAATTTACGAACCTTGAAAGGTCTATTACAAAAGACGCATAAAACAATACTATATAAAACAATATAAAACAATATAATATTTTTTTATAAGAATTAAATGGGATGGATATAATTAACTATGTCATAATAGAATTAATTAAGAAAAATAGAGTGAATAACATTGAATAAATTTAATTACAAATTAACTTTACATTAAAGTAATATAAACATTAAAATAGATACTATAATAATCCTATAATTAATAGCAAGTAAATAAATAATGATTTATTATAAATTAAAAAGCAATCCACATATTAAATCTATAAATAGTATTAATAATATAACTGCGGTATTTAAAGATATAACTAATAATGAAGAACCATATATAAATGCTCTATGCAATAAATATATTATCCAAGCAAAACAACACATAAATAATGAATTAGAATACTGGGATATATTTAAGAAAATGACAAATCCATACGAGTATATCCATACACCATATAGTGGTAAATCAATAGTTTCAAAATTACGACCATTATCAAGGGCATATTATAAAATGATTGAGTTATTAGAAGAATTTGAATTATTACAACAATACAATAAAACATTTATTAATACATTTCATCTTGCCGAAGGACCAGGAGGATTTATAGAAGCACTTGCTGAAAGTAGAAATAATAAATCTGATATATATCATGGTATAACACTTACAGATAGCACAAATATTATAATCCCTGGTTGGAGTAAAATAAATTCAGTATTAAAAAAATTTCCTAATATAATGATCGAGACCGGTGTTAGTGGAGACGGTGATTTATATAAATATGAAAACCTATTATATCTACAAAAGAAATATTCCAATACAATGGATTTAATTACTGCTGACGGTGGTTTTGATTTCTCAATTGATTTCAATAAGCAGGAGATTTATGCTATACAATTAATATATACACAAATTATATATGCTCTTATTTTACAAAAGAAAGGGGGATGTTTTATAATAAAAATATTCGATTGTTTTAGTAAGAGTATGGTTGATTTAATATATGTATTAACGTCTTGTTATGATGACATATATATTACAAAACCTGATACAAGTCGTAAAGCCAATTCTGAAAAATATATAGTATGTAAAGGATACACACCGTTGGAAGATATAGTATTAAATAAGTTATTGGATATATTTAATAATATTGTCGTTAATGGAGAGAAACAAAGATATATTTGCAGTATTTTTGATAATAAACATAATATCCATTACATTAATGAAATAAAAGAAATAAATACACTATTTGGGCAAACACAAGTTGAAAACATATATCAAACAATTATTTTAATAAAGAAATGTAATCAAAGGAATAACAGTAAATATAATATAATGCAGAAGAAACATATAAACTTATGTATAGAATGGTGTAAAAAATATAATATTCCTTACAATGAAACCAAGAAGAGAAACTTATTTTTAGATAATGATATATAGATTAGACTATCAATGTTATCCATGTTTGTTATCTTAAGGTCGCTATGCTATTGCCATTTTTGTAATAACCTTAGTGAAAAATACAATAATAACAATGAGAATATAGTATAAAATAATTTATCTGTTATTTTGTTATTTGTTTTTAATTTATTGATATTTTTTCTTATTTCTTGGATTATTTCTTGAGGTTTGGTGTTTCTAGTATTTTTACTATTCGCAAGGTTATACTTCGTCTCCTTGTTTTTACAACCATAATCAAATATAGTCTCACATAGATTAATGAAGCCTTCTTTTGTAGTTGAACCACTAACATTTTTATCTAATGAACGCGTCATTACTTCGGTAACTGTTTTTTCTGGTATAATCCCGTCACCTGCCATATCTTTCAATTCTGATATAGGTATATATCCTGATTGCGTGCTTTCGACATCATCAACATTTCTAACAGGTAAATTAACCTCAGCACATAAAGGTTCGCTACCTTCCATAAATGCAGAAAACATCTTAAGTGGATTTATAGCATACATATCGCTCATTATACCAGGCACTAAACCTTTTAAACCAGGGAATTTCATACCACTTAAATTTGATACAATAGGTATATCACCTGTTGGAACATTATTAATATACATTGATCTAGTTACATTTTTATTAGTCTTATAATCTTTACATTGTCCACCAGTTTCTAAAAAAAACTTGTTGCCTAAAGGTTTACCCGGTATATTACCAGAACCGCTACCACTTACTAATACTTCAACATAAGAAACTATGGCTGCTATATCATTATCTAACGCTTTAATTGAACCTTCGCCACTTACTCCTAATTTCCCTGGTGTTGCTATTTTTTTATAATAGGGATAATCAGGACCGAGAAATTTTTCCTCAACTTTATTAATATCCGTAACAATATCTTTAAAAAAACTCATATGGTATTATATATATATTTATATAATACTTTATACTTT